AGTTTTCCATTTACATAAACCTAAACTAAAAACCTAACAAGTTTTTTTTTTTTATGAAAACTTAAAAAAAAACTTGTTAGGTTTTTAGTTTAGGTTTATGTAAATGGAAAACTTAATTCAAAATCTTGTTAAGAACTTAAAATGCGAAAATTCGCAATGAAAAAACCTAACAAGTTTTTAAAACAATGATTTAAAGGCATTACTATATATAAATGATACAGAGAGATGTCGCACCTCATCACATTTGATAACCAGAAAATTTGGAAATTCTTTAAAGAAGAACATCCATCTCTTAATCCCGAGAATACCGTATTAATGTTTATTGATATAATGAATAAACTCTCTCAAGATGTTAATTCAACCTTTAATAACACACTTGCACAACAACTTGTTGAAAGTATGAAACAGCTTCAATCACAAGTTTCAGTTGTTTCAGATAATGTTGCTCGGATTCAAACGGATACATTAACTAACTTCAGTTTAAAACTAGCTGAATTCAAAAAGGATTATATGGAGGATGTGAAAATGATATTGACCAATAATGTTTCAGAAAAAATTGCCCCACTGTTGAGAGAACAAAATACTATGATGATAGATAAAACACATCTTTTAATTAACGATCTTATTCCCAAAAACAATGAATCTCTCTCAAGACAAATAAACGATTCTATTAAATTATTACATTCTTCTATATCTGAAGATACAAATCGTTTTCTATCCTCCTCCATTAATCAAAAAACGTTGGACGATTTTATTAATGGCCTAGATGCAAAGTTTGCAAGCACTTTATTAAACTCACAGACCTTTTATAACCAAACTGAACAACGATTGGATAATAGTTTAAGAGAGATTAAGAATTCTACGGAACTGAATTTTAGTTCTATTAAAGAAATTTCTACAAGTAATCAACAAATTGCCACATCTCTCAACTCCAACGTTTCTGATATGTTAAAAAAGATGGATAATACTGCTACCAAAGGTAAGGTATCCGAGAATATAGTATATAACATATTACAAACATTATATCCCGTTTCCCAGATTGATTCGGTTGGCACAACGAAAGAAACCGGTGATATTATCTTGACGCGCAACAATAAACCCAAAATTTTAGTGGAAGTGAAAAACTGGGATAAAAATGTCATTCAAGAAGAAGTCAAAAAATTCATTCATGATATTGAAACACAAAAATGTTGCGGTCTTTTTATAGCACAAAATTACGGCATCGCCAATAAAGAACCATTTCAAATTGATATTCATGACGGAAATGTGTTGGTCTATATTCAACAAGTTCATAATGATGCAGAAAAAATTAAAGTAGCAATTGATATTATAGACCATTTTAAGGGTAAGTTAGATGAACTTGATACACATACTGATATTGATACTATCAGTAAAGAAGTTCTAGATTCTATTAATCAAGAATATCAAATGTATTGTTCACAAAAACTAAATATTATGAAAACAATAAAAGATTTCAATAATAAAATTTTAAAACAAGTGGAAGATATTGTTATTCCTAGTTTGGATAATTATCTCTCTGCACGTTACGCTTCATCCACGAGCAAATATGTTTGTCAGTATTGCGAATATATTGGTAAGAATCAACAGGCCATGTCGGCACATCAACGAGGTTGTACTGTTAAAAAGAATATGTCCGAAAAAAATGAAGGAGAGATTGAAGTAGATTCGGTCATCGTAATGCAACCACTAGTAGAACCCAGCAAAATAAAAGAAGTGAAACAGAAGAAAACGAAAATCAATATTACACCAACCGAAAAAGAAAAATGAAACAAAAACATATTAAAAATACACGAGAATGATTACAAAATTATTTATTTCTAGAAATTAAATAATTTATCAATAAGAATTTATTACAAAATTATAATACCTTATTATTATAATAATGAGCTCACGAGAGGAGATGCTAAACCCTTTCTCAATATATTCTAGAGATTCACCAATATTTAAGCTATCATCATCACGTGTTCCCGGTAACGGTGTTCAAGTATTTACATTAGATACATTACATGATGAAATATGTCCAGTTATCGCAAAAAAACCAAGTGATTTAGAGGATACCATGTTTGATCGTAATATAGAAGATCTATTAACTCAATATGGTTCAGTAAAACATAGAACTAACAATGATCCGGAAGGCGTAAAACCATTTTTTAATGATAAAACAAATATTTTCCTAAGAGATGTATTTCCAAATGACTCTGATAAAACACCAGATGGAAAAGGTTTATTTACAACACCGCCTTGTTTTAATTCAATATTTTTTGACCAAGCAGGACATAATCACAAAGAACATTTGTCATTTATGAAACGTAAATATAAATCTGATGGTTTCCCAAATAATTTAAATGAATTAATAAAGCTAGGAGGGTTTTGTATGACTACTCCTGCAGCAGAAGATATAAATCATTATTATAATTACACCTCTATTTTTAATTGTGATTTATTAATGTTTTATACAATTATAACAGATATAATTAACGAGGAAGGAGTAGATTTTATTAATAAAAAATTAACCAAAACAATTGATTTGTTTGATATACAGGATAATAAACAAATTTCATCATATGATGAATTTTTAAGTAGGTATAAAGAGACAATGAAATCCAAACCGAAATCTTCCGATAAAGAAAAGATTTACATTATGGAAGAAATTTCTTTAGTTTGTATTAATTATATATGGCAACGGTTAATACATTATTGTTATCAAGCGATTAAATATGATGATTACATAAACAATAAACGCACTGCTAGTTGTGAACCAATTTTGGGCAATTATTTGTTTACTTGTAATTCATTGAAAAATATTTCTTTTCAAACTATAGATTTTGACAAAAATACACCAAAGGCAAACTTTGGAAGTTCTCATGATACCATTGGTAAAGTTATATGCTCTTATTTTAGTAATAAAAGAAGTGATGATGTATTTTGTAATTTTAGTAATAATGATAAAAAGAAATATAATTATAATACCTCGCAACAATCCTTGTGTATATTACTCGCCAAAAAATTCAAAAAATTTATAGTAGACAATTGTTTTTGCGGTATTCCTCGTGGTGGAAGCGCATGTAAAACGGCTTCAAAAGAAGAATCTGTTCAAGGTATTGAAACGATTGTTACCTATATTCTACGAAACAGCTACAGAAGTGCGGATGAAGATACTTGTTCTGGATTAATTGGTTCAATCTTAAAATTTGCAGGCGATAGTTCACATTTAATTACGGGTTTATACATAGAATATTGTTTACAAAAATCTGATAAAAACAATAAAGTTATTTATTTGGTTTCTGAGAGACCTTTTTTTGTTAGATTAGTGCATTGTGGGAAAAATGTTTTAATGCAACCTGTTTCAAAATTATTACATTTTACCTATAACGGAAAAACATTAGATAATGATTACTTTTTATATTTTAGTATTGATCAACTTGGAGAGCTAAATGCATACCAAAACTTCATTTCTACCAATGGTATTAACATAGAGAATTATCCTGGGTATGATTTTATACAGGGTAATGATTTTACCACTTCAATGTTAGCTTCAATTGATGAATCTAATTTTAAAACCATTTATTCGTCAATGATAGTTATAAAGAAAAATGATGATTATAAAGCAATTGTTGAAGACATCAACTTTAATAATCAACTAGAACAATTAGAACTTATATTATCCGATAAACTTGAAATCAAGCATTTAAAAACATATAAGGGATATTTTGATAAAATAAAGGGTAGACATTCTACGATTGAATATAAAGATTTTTCCAATCATATTGATACCAATGAAAAATTACACAAAATTATTAAATTTTTCAACTTATTGACGATTGTCTTAAAGGAAAATACAATAACAAACCCAGCATTGATAGATAAAAAAAACAGTATTATTACTACAATATCTCAGTTATTTCAAACCGATTTACCATATTTTATACCTAATTTTATAACTGAATTATTAGGTAATTTATCCGTTGATAAAGCAAATAATTATACAATAGAGAATGAGGATAAGAGTGTTGATGTATATAACATAATTAATGATTCAGACAGATCAACCTATTTAAAAAAAACCTTTTTTCAAAGAGGTGGTAATAATCTAACATTTTTATTAGATGCACAAAACCCAAAATTAACAAATTATATGTTCAACGAATTAATGAATGAATATATTAAAAACAAACGCGAAGAAATAACTACAAAATTAGCATCCGTGTCTGAAACAAGTAAAGATACAACTATATTTACCATAGAAACCATATTAAAAACCACACTTGATTTTTTATTAACCTTGGACAATGACCAATTTAAACAAATATTACAACCGCCTCTCAAAGGTGGTTATTTACAAAGTGGAGGTTTAACCCAAAAAGCTTTGGAAAAATTAGATGATATTAATATTATTATAGAAACATTATTAAATGATAGTGATTTTTTTAACAACCATATAGCAATTAATATTGATGGATTGGAACAGTTTGATATTTATAATTTTAAAGATTATTTTTTTTCAGTAGGAATTAATCAATATATAATAGATAAGTATAGTGATCTTTATTTAACAAATGACACAAGCTTGGATGAGACTATTTTTAATCTTTTTAGAAATCTAGATAATGACAACGAAGACAGAGTAGAATTAATAGAATACTTTATTTGCAAGATGTATTTAGAATTGGTAAATAGATCTGTTATAAAATCTCCACAATTATACCAGGTTGATTCTAATTTTTTTAATATATTTTATTTAATGTGGAACAATTCTATATTTTATGAGTGGGCGCGCACAGAAGAACCTTCGCAAAGTGCTGCTTACAAAAGTGCTGCCAAAAGTGCTGCCAAAAGTGCTTACCAAAGTCTTGGCCAAAGTGCTTACCAAAATTTTAAAACTGTTAAACCTAAACCTGCTGAATTTTATGAAACGGTTAAATCTAATGCGCGGTTAACTAGACAAACGCCGTTTACGTATTATCTACTTTATTTCCAAAATGAAGAAACCGAAATTTTTAGAACCGTCACTACCTCAGATTGGTTCGGTAAATATGTAATGTTTAATTATAAAAAAGATGATTCAACGATTGATGATATTATTGATCTATTAATACATATAAGAGCAAATAAAAGTATAACTGATAAGAATGATAATAATGATATAGATTATTCGGTAACTATGTTAAAGCTAATCTATGATTTTCCATCAATTACAGCCCATCATAAAAAACTAATTAGAGAATTTTTTACAGAGTATGAGATTAACTTTACATCATCCGGAGGGAAAGGCAAAACAAGAAAGACAAGTTCAGGTGGGAGGAAAAAAAGGAGAAAATACACATTAAAATCTAAATTTTTTAAAAAAAACTCTAGAAAAAGAAGATCATGGAAAGTAAAAAAATAACCATTTTTATATATATTTTTTCAACGTGTAGCTATTTTCAACGTGTAGCTATCTTCATATTCAATAATAATTAGTTATAATCAAACACAACCAGTCCTTGATTGTTTTAATCGCATTCTCTACCTTTTCCATTGAGTTGCCCCATACCATAATATGTCGGCCTTGGGTATCAAACCAGGCAAAATCTAAATCAAACTTTTTTAGTAACGTGGCGTATTGTTTATCCTTGTCATTTTGATATTGCAGTAAATCATATACTTTCTTCTCCAAAATTCTATCTGGAACCACCACATATCCGTAATACGAACTGTTGCGACTCGTTATAGTATGTATCATGTTTTCTGCATAGATTGAGGGCAAATCGCTCAACTCATTGGTCAACATAGATATTTGAATAGCTGATTCGTATGATTCGCGAAAGTGAACATTTGATTTCATTACAAGTATGCCTGCCATTCTCGTTTGGTGTCTGTTTCTTTATAAGTTAATTCTTGGTTTTAACTTATAAAGCAATTCAATTTTTTGTATAATTTAATTAAACGGATTAACCATACATATCACGCATCTCACCATAAGTCATTTTTCGTCCCATTTCCTTTTCAAAATCATCGGCACCCTTTTGCAATAAATTCGTCAAACTTTGTTCGGTTGGAATAATTCCTTCCTTTTTTTGAAGATTTTTGACATTTTCCATTCCTTCCTTTTCCAATTTATTCATAATATTTTGTAGTTTTTTAGTTTCGGAAATTGTCGTTAGTATGTTAATTTCCTTGTTTAAAATATTGCATTGGTCGGTGGATTCCATCTTTGTTGGCCTGTTATGTATATATAATTATCTTTATATATAAATCAATTTTTATAATTAATAACTTTTATCATTAATAACTTTTATCATTAATAACTTTTATCATTAATAACTTTTATCATTAATAACTTTTATCATTAATAACTTTTATCATTAATAACTTTTATCATTAATACTTTTACTTAAAATCACTCTTATCTATCATGACACTTTTTGATATTTTCTTAATTATTTTGCTTTCGCTTGCGGCAAATTCACCCGGACCGCCCATCGCTTGGTTCATAATCCCAAGGTATTTATCGTTTAAGGGGTGCTGTAAATTCATGCATTGCGGATGCGCATTACGCCAAGGGATCATCAAATCGCCATTTTTCTTGGTAATGTATTTAATTGCCTTCCGGAGGTTTTCATAGGTCTCGGTTTCTTTTTCCCATACATCATCATCCCGGACATACATGGTTTCCCGTTTTAAATCGCTACAATGAATCGGGCGTTTATAGACATCCATCTCACTGAGTTTCCTGACCATTTGTCTTGAAATGCCTTCTACATAACCAAGTTCGCCAAGTTCTTCCAAATCCGAGAATTCTAGTGTCATGGAATTTACAAAGTCCATTATATTCATAGCATCTTTACATTGTTCATTCAGAAACACTTGCATATTAAAGGTTTTGTTATTGTTATATGAATTATTAACCCCGCTGGTTTTACATACGTCTAGCATTTGCTTTTGTAACTCCGTGTTGCTTTTCACCAACTCCAATATAATATTTTTAAAATCTACGTGTTCATTTATTAATAATTCTATTTTTTCATTCTTATTACTTTTATCATTATTAGTTTGAACATTACTATTGGTTTCAATATAGTTGCATTTTTTTTTGTGTCGCCATAGCCCCGAATGATAATTATATTCTTTTCCACATTCACATTTTTGAGGCATTTTTTGTTCCTTTTTCATATCATTTTTGTATCCATTTACACTTGTTGTATGTTTACGAGTGGAACAGTGTTTAACATAATTGCTTTTTTTACAGCATTTAAAATCACATGCGTTGCATATAAAATGTGTTGGCATTTTTGGCATTTTTATTGTATCCATAATATATCTAAAAGGATATAATAAAAAATGCCTAAATCCTTTTTATATAAAATACTATTTTTGTAAAAAATTTAGCATCACAAACTTTTTCATCCGAAAATCAAAATGAGAGCATTATGGTCACAACTCACTTTTTCAGGTTTTTTCTCTATATTAATGAGCGCTTTTGGAAAATGGACATTTATAAATGTCCAAAACCGAAAAACTTTCGCCAAACCCAGAATCTTAATTTTTTTATGTTTTAATTAACTTATTTTTTTTATAGTATAAGTAAAATGACGGATGTAATAGCAAATGCAAAGGCAAATGGAATAGCAAAAGCAACTGGAATAGCAAAAGCAAAGGCAAATGATATAGAAGAACCGTGGCAATTTTATATCATTCAAAACAAAGGATTTACATATGCAGGTGTATCACCCGATCCTGTAAAACGATTGAGAAAACATAATGGAGAGATCAGCGGAGGCGCAAAATACACTACCGGTAAAGGACCCGGCTGGACACACGTATGCCTGGTGAGTGGATTTCAAACAAAAACACAATCTCTCCAATTTGAATGGGCTGTAAAACATGTGCCTCCGCGAAATGCAGGGGGACTAATTCATCGCCTAAAAAAATTATACGGTGTTTTAAATAAATTAAATTGGACAAGTAAATCCCCCTTAGCAACGACAGTGCCACTTACACTAGAATGGAAAATAGAAAAGCCGGATGCATTGAAAGCGGATGCATTACCTGTTTATGTTACAGAACAACAAAAGTTGTAACACTAATTTAATTGTTCTTCTACGATTAATGAAAAGGACCAATCATTGTCATTTAAATTAACCAAATTCCCTTTATCGTCCGTTAAACGAACTGTAAATCTCTCTATAATTGTAGGTGCAGCATAGTTTCTCTTAAAGATTGCCAAATCAGCCCCGAATTTCACATATGGTTCAGGTCGTAATGTGGTTATACCAATTAGAGGTATAATGGCAAAAGCAGAACCTGATATAGGACCAGACAACTTATTACTGAATCCAGATACATTATTATTTACAGTGCTTGATTCTTTTACCGCATTTATTGAATATTGTTGTGCTCTTGTTAAAGAACCTTCACGGGTTTTACAATCAATATGAATTGTTTTATAAAAATCTGGAATACTTACAGCAGCAGCTCCTTTTGCACTTGTAATATTGTATAATCCAGCCGATAAACGAGGATTATAATCTTCTAAGGATAAAATAAAATATTTGGGACCATATACATCAATTGGCGAATTAGCTGTGAGTGCATTGTCTGCACCTGGTTTAATTTGAATACTAATATTTCCAGTTACATTATCTTTATCATAATGAAACCCCAAATACCAGCCTAAGGTTGTATTTATACCCAAGGTTTGAAAATTAGTTAAAACCGAGCTACCGCAATTATTAAAATTAATAGTATCACTTTGACTAAAAAAAGTAACAGTAACATAATCCGAGAGGTTATCCATATTTGTAAATTTTATTTTTCTTGAAGTTGAATCATATGAAACTTCTAAATTTTCAGTAGCAACATTCTGCAAGGCAATCGTATTTATTTTGGATACCATTTCTTGGGGTGTATAATTTCCGTCAGGTATAACAATCATGATACCATTGTATAAAAAGAACGTATTCCCTGATCTATAATTAAATGAATACCAAGAGGTAGGTAATTGATATGAATAGAGACGAAGTGAAATTGACTTTGTTATTGGATTTGATAAACTAAATGTAAAATTTGTATTAAATGAAGCTGATTGTGGGTTGTCTACGTAAGGCAATATAGTTGTTCGGTATTGACTATCAATATTAATAATATGTCTAGAAATAATCGGCGGTCCAGTAACAATATTACCAATGGTTGTTACTGGTTTTTCAATAATATTCTGTGATATATTACTGTAATAATCAACCGTTGCTTTTTGTGGTGGATTTTTTTCGCCGGTTTTATTCATTTGCCAAATATCATCTATTGAGTCCTGTTCCTGATTTTCTATATAGGTAGCTGTATTTTCTAATGCTGCCACTGCTTTATCTCTTGCTGCCACAAAGAAATCCACTAATTCGGTATTTCCATCTGCAGTCATTCTGGCAATAATATCATTTGCTTTATCCTTAACATTAAATATCGTTGGGTCAGGTAAATTTAAAATTTCAAAAATATCCATCACGGAATAATTAGTTATATCCATATCTATTGTAGTTATATCCGTGTTGGACGATGCCATCGTATTATACTATACCTGTTATTATTTTAAGTTTGTTGCTTGATTATTTATTTTTGTTTATATGAAATAGTTCTTTTTTCTCGGTTCCTTTTTTAAAGCCAGCAAAGAGGAATGACAAATCGAAAAACGAATGTTTACAAGTGCTAGTGCTAGAAAATTGAATTACTTTTGGCCGAGTTCTTTCTAGGTAACCCCCCACACGACCTACGAAATCAAAACGAAATGAGTATTCACGTTTCCGCTGCTACTACTAGTGCTGCTGCCGCTAGTGCTGCTGCTGCTAGTGCCGTTGAAGAATGCATGGTTTGCTGCGAACCATACAACAAGAAAATGCATACCCCGGTGGAATGCGAGTATGCCGAATGTAAGTATAAGGTTTGTATTGAGTGTGTCCGTGCGTATTTGCTGACTAGCAGCAATGAGGCGCATTGTATGCAGTGTAACAAAGCGTGGTCGCAGGATTTTCAAGTGAAAGCCCTGAAACCGAGCTGGATTAATAGCGTCTATCGCCAACACCGGAAAAAGTTGCTGATTGATATTGAAATCAGTAAGCTGCCAGAAACGATGGAAGTCGCCGCGCGTCAGAAGGAAATTTGGCGTGAACAAGAGTTACTCCTCCAACTGGGCAAGGAGCGTGACGAAATCAATATGCAATGTCATACGCATAAAAGAGAATTCAACGGGCTAAAAAAAGAGGAGTATGACAAGCTTATAGAGCCATTGTTTACCAAATTAAACTATGCTCGTATAAAAATTGCTCAGTGTGTTGGGCGGATTGACGCTTTGCGGAACCCTCAGGCGGCGGCGGCGGCGGACGGTGCTGCTAAAGAGAAAGAAAAACGGGTCTTTCTGATGCCTTGTCCTGCTAATCACTGCAAGGGTCTGCTCTCTAGGCAATACAAGTGCGGCATCTGTGAGTTGTTTGTCTGCCCGGAGTGTCACGAGTTGATTGGCAACACTAAAACCGCCGAGCATACGTGCGACCCCAATAATGTGGCCAGCGCTCAAGCCATTAAAATGGAGACAAAGCAATGCCCGGGTTGCCCCAATCGCATCTATCGAATTGAAGGGTGCTCGCAAATGTGGTGCACGGGGTGCCATACGGCGTTTGACTGGAACACGGGGCGTGTTGTGAAGTCGGAACGCCTGCATAATCCTCACTGGATGGAATACCAACGTGCAAAAAATAAGGGCAACGCGCCCATGCGTGCGCCAGGCGATATCCCGTGCGGTGGTCTTATTGGGCATCCGGAACGACGCGTGATTGCCGATAGAGTTGAGCTAGTTAAAAAAGGACTACTCTCCAATATCGTGGCTTCGTATTCAAACGACCAAATTCCAGAGGTGGTTTCTTGTGCAGTCATAACCTCCTTCTTGCCACAGATGTATCAATTGGTTGACGAGGTTAGCCGAAATAAAGTTCGCGAACTCCGTGAAACCTTACAGCACGACTTGAACTTTGAATACGAGCGCTGCCGCTACATTCTGAATGTGTTGAGCAAGGAAGATTTTGCGACGCATGTCTTTGGCAAACATACGGATCGGGCAAAAGCAACACAAGTTCTCCATATTTATGAGCTGTTTAGTGCCGTTGGCATTGACGTGTTTAACGAAATTTACGACACTGAATTGACTGGTATGGCGTTTGTCAATATGGTTTTGGAAAAAATGATTCAGCTTAACGCGTTGCGTAGTCATTGCAACCTCTTGTTTGCGCAAATCAGTCACAGCTATAACCGTTCGGTGCCCTATTTACCTAATACATGGTTCATCCGCAAACAAAAATACAATGGAAAAGAGTTAAAAGAACTTCTAGAGGAAAAACTAGACCATACGATTATAGGCGTTGTAACACGCGACTGGTTTGAACGAGTCACGCACACGACGGGTATGTATATAAGGGAGCACCGAGAAAAAGACCTCGCCAATGTGATTGCGGAAGCTGCCAAGGCCGCTGAACTCGCCGATGCAGCAATAAAAGAAGCCGAGGAAACTGCTGTAAACGCCAAGGAAAAAGCAACGATGGCCAAGGCTTACGCTGAAATGATGAAAACTCGGGCCGAAACCGCGAAAAATGAGGCTGCGGCTGCGGCTGCGGCTGCGGCTGCGGCTGCACTGGGTGGTTCGGCGGCTGCGCCAATGATTATTGACTAGAAGAAAAATGAGTGTGGGTTCAAATAAAAAACTGTTGGGGAGGGGGGAGGGACTTTTTTAATTTTTTTCTAAAAATCTAAAAGGTTAGGACCGGACCGCGTCGTTGTTGGTAGTATTAGTAATAGTATTATTAGTATTATTAGTAATAGTATTATTACCTTTCTTAAAATGCCTTACAAAAATCTCCTTAAAATGTTTCAAAAAGTTCACACGTTTATTGCTCATGATCCAATCCGGCACCGCTGTAATGCCTTGCGCGCGTTTTAAATGACGCGAACCCTTGAAAAGTAACCGATTAAAAATCGCAATTATTTTTTTTTCCAACTCGGTGAAGGAAGCATTCTCAATCGCATTTGTTTTTGTATTATACTGAAGTTCTATCCGATACCCGCCTTTGTAAATATAACGGTTGTAATTCCGATCTTGATAGAGTTGACATTTTTTATCAGAGAGAATAGAACGATTTTTTAATAGTCCAATTGCTTTTATTTTGTTTTCATCATTATGCATTTCCAAAACAATCATAGTGCCACAGATATGCTCTTTCACACATACAGGCGTCCCATAAATACAACCGGATGCCAAATCCCAATTATTACGTTCCATCCATTGTTGGCGTTCATTCCACGTTTTTGTATTGAATCTAGTTGTAGTAAGTGTAATCATCTATGTTTTTTGAGGTATGAATTGATATTGAAGAGAGATTTTAATATCAATTTTATTTATTTTTGTTCGTGAGCTTTTACGGTAATTAATAAAAATATGATATGCGGGATAATTGCCAATCCCCATGAAATTAATTTATAACCTTCTTTACATAATTTATTTAATACATAAATCCAACTAATAAAGATAACGGCCTGTATAACAAACCAAAACGTATCGGCTTTTTTGAGGATCAAATATAATAGGGTTAAAAAGGCGATCAGGGTATAAAATTTCGCAGGTGTGCAAAAATTCATAAATACATACATTTTATAGTATATGAACACATTATATATTTTATGATTCATCTAATTAAATAAACATCTTGTATTCCTTTCTATGTAATTCTTGAATATGCATTCTATCTTCTTCATCCAACTCAAAATAATCGGCAATTGTTTCTTCATTCATTGTAGCTGCCGATGGAAAATCCGGCAGTTGTGTTATATCTGGTATAAATTCAAAGGCATATTTTTCCAAATATTTCATCCGATAACGCGCTGATTCAAACAAGTATAATGCCAATTTACTAGAGAGAAAATGCTGTAATTGTTTAAATTCTTCATCGGTTTTATCAGTAATAACATAATTATCTCTATTAGAGATTCCATAGTGACCCTTGCTATCAAAATACGGAAAACCATACATTTTATGCGCTAATATTAGCTTTTTCATATTATGAAAGGGTTGTGGTATATTACTGTAATTCATAATAAGAACCGGTTGTAATCCCTCTAATAAACAAGTTTTAATATTTGCATAAGAGTATTCAGAACCATAGGGTTGTTCCGTAAATTTACTATGAACGGATGGCATATTTGTTTTAATCACTTTTAAAGGACCAACACCATTTGTGCCTGTTACCCATTTTTGAAGTTTGCACACAACGTGTGAGCCAAAGAGCGGTATTGATTTTCCTATTGTATGCTGATATAAGACATATGCTTTTCGTTTTTTATCAAAGAGTTGAATTATACCATCACTTGGTTTCTTTGTGAGAATAAAATAACACGTGGGTGTCTGTGCATTCCCATTAAATAATTTGTTTGTTTGCGTGTTGTTTAAACAATGTAATTTATCTATTTTATAATAAGTTAATAATTGATGCATTCCTTCCTTGTCCCTTTTTAACCATAGAGATGGAATAATTAGGCACATTTTTCCGACCGATGGTGTTAATAACGAGAGAGATTTTATAATAAATTTCGTCCATACAGTTTGACCTTCGTTTTTTTTACTTGAAGTCGTATTGGTTGGCACCTTTTTAATGCCTTTTGAATTGTAAGGCGGGTTTCCAATAATATAATCAAATGTATGATTTTCTATATCAAATGTATGATTTTCTATAGCTATTGTCTTATTTATAAAATCAGCATGAATTATGTTTGCTTTCTCTCCAAATGTTTTTTTTAATTCATCTATATTCTCTTCTTTAATTTCAACCATGTAAATCATTTGGTGAATAATATGTGTTTGACGTTCTATTTCATTTGGGATTTTTTCGGATAAACCTTTGTCTAATTTGTAAAACAAAAGTATAGAAAAATAACCTAACCCAGCACCAATATCCAACCATTTTTTTGCGGGGTCTTCAAAGACGTTATTATCAAACAAATTTAACATAGTATCAATCAGCGAAAATGGAGTATAAATCTCTCCATAATATAATTTATCTTCTTTGGTAACATCAAACCGTTGTTTAATATCAGAGAATTTAGTATTATAAATAGACATGCCTATTATTGCTATTTATAATACATACAAAAAAATAACGAGCTGATTCTATTTTTCATTAACCCATATTTACATATTTACATATTTACATATAATATGAGGATAGAACAACACCTACGTTTTTTTTATGCGATTCTATCCGGAATTATTGCTGGAGGATTAAGTGGCTTATTAGGCATCACTGGTTCAGTAGTCATACTTCCATTATTATTGTTTTTTGGTATATTTCAAAATTATAAATTAGCCATTGGAACTGTTATATTTACCTTTGACCCGATTCTATCTATTTTTGCTTTAATTCAGTATGCAAAAGAAAACCAAATAGATTATTTGATTGGTATTGCTTTATTTTTTTCATATATGGTTGGAGCATATATAGGTTCAAAATTTAATAAAGTATTAAATGAAAAAATATTAAAATATATAACTGCTTTTATATTATTTATATTATCACTCTATGTATTTTATAATGGATATAACACACGCATACACGCTTAAATCCTTATAAATTAGTTAATAAATAATGTTCATTGTGAATAATATTCTCTAAGATTGGTCTATAATGAGAGCGAAACTTATTTTTGGTTTGTTTCATTTCCATTATTGTCATCCATTTAATTTGGCGTTTTTCAAAGAAGCCGTTTTTATCAATTAATTGAGGGAAATGGGTCTTCATAAATTTATGATGGTTATTAAAATAAGTGGGAAAAGTAGTATCATAGGGCACCTTTACAATAATTGTGGTATAAGTATCTGTTCTAACCCTTAATAAGGTGTTGTTTTTAACCATGTGTTTAAATTCATTCATTGAACCATAAAACCCGTTTAATTCTTCATATCCTTCGCGCAAGGCGGTTTGTAATGCAGATTCATCCGCTTTTGAACCACCACCAAAATCACTCCATGTATGTTCTTGTTCTTCTTGACCAAATAAAAAATACAAATTTCCATTGTGAAGTGAAACTGGCAATATACCAGCTCCCATTTATAGTGATATATATAAGGAGATAGATTATAAGGAGATAGATATAATATTATATATTTATTTATAATACCATAGATAATACTATAGATAATACTATAGATAATACTATAGATAATACTATATCACCCTACTATATACTATAAAAATGAACTTAACACCTATACAGAAACGGTTTTTATTATTTCTAGGCGGTTGTATTCCGTTGCGCTTATTTATTGTCCTTATTGCGTGGATTATTTCTATCAAGTATTTACCTTTACTTGGCTACATTGCTTTATTACCGGCAATTGGATTTTTCTATTTGTTTCTTAGTGGTAAACGGCAAACAGGTTTAGAAACCCAAGGGGCGCCCATATGGTGGTCTAAATTTCGTCCAATTCATGGATCATTGTATTTATTATTTGCAATTTATGCCATAAAAAGAGTTCAGTCGGCCTATTTATTTTTGCTGGCGGATGTTTTAATTGGATTAATGTTGTTTGTATGGTTTCATTCTAAGAATGGTAATTTTAAAAAGGTATTTATGTAATATTATATATATATATAAATCATTCATATATATAATGGCATATACGCGGGCATTTGATAAATTAGATGATTTTGGTGATCCAATTGTTTTAATATCATCTGGCGATTTATCTACCAGACGTCGTGATAAAACAATCTTTAATGAAATAAGAAAAAATGTTGATAATTTAAATACAAATAATACTCTAAAACAAAATGGTTATAAATATAGTAATGTTAAAACTAATATAACGTGTGATATATCAGGTGGATCTATTGAGTATGTTGATAATTATGCATTAAAAAATAGTATTTCAAATGGGAGAGATTTAATTATTGCAAAGTGTTTTTCATAAATAAAATTAGTATTGACTTTATATATAAATGTCTTGTAATTGTAATTATACTGTAGTTACGAATGTGCCCTGTATTTCTTGTAATAATGTGGAAAGTGTAAATGGAAAGGCCACTGTTCTTCAAAAAAGAATATGGAACCAAATACGCTTACCTTCCTCAATGTATATAATGAATAGGGGCGCCTTAACGAGCGCATCTAGTCGTATTAAAAATGGTAATAATGTGAATTGGAATCAATCAAGCGATCAAGTTTTAGCAGCAACTCAAACGCTTGTTCAGCCTAGTCATGGAAATTCACTTAAAAGAACATTAACAAGCCACCGTCCGGGTGCAGCGTCGCCGGGTGGCGTGGGTGTTGACGTGAAACATGATTCATATGCTAGGTTTTTAAATCGTAAAAAAGCATCAAACTTTAAAACACAAACATCAACGCCTGCCAGCACTCCGTTGTATGGAAATAAAACGAAATCAATTAATTTATTAGCCGGATCTGGAAACTGCTGTTCTTGAGCATTATATAATAAAATGAGAATGATAATTAAAATAATAATAATAATTTTATTCTATTATTTTATATAAAATGTCAATGGTATTTACCTATAACAAATTAAAATCTTCAGCACCGCCACAACAACTTCCTCTATTAACGCAAAATACACGTTATAGAACATTAACGAACGTAAACACTACTACTTCAAAAATGAATTCAATTATACATAACGTAAAGAGCAGTTGTTCAAGTTGTGGAAATTAAATTAAATAACATAGTTGGAATCATTTTTGAAGTAGTATTGTTATTAGTAGTGTTATTAGTATTGTTATTAGTAGTGTTATTAGTATTGTTATTAGTAGTGTTATTATTATTGTTATTATTATTGTTATTAGTATTTATATTTATAAAATTAAACTGAATAAATATATATATACCCAAACAGAATGGATAGCATTAATTTAAATAGTGAATCTTATACAAACAATGAAATTGAAAAATTATTGCATTTAAGACCGCCCTATAATTTGAATGATGTAAATGCATCAAAAGATAAATTAATAAACCAGTTTGGCGATAAGCACTACGTGGGTAATCGGGACAAACAACAAAGCATTATTTCTTTTATAGAAACCATTTCAAGACGGTTAAAAAACCAAACCAATCTATTGGGTGGCAGCTATAACAATAACAACAATAACAATAACAATAACATAGTTATAGAACAAGGTAGTAATTTTATAATAGAAAATCCAGATGTTAGTATAGGAAAAAACGCCAGAATTGAAGATGGACGCATTACTTTAGATTCAAATATTGCTCCTCCGGGGAACCTAAATCCCATTAATGTGCGCACAATAACACAAGCGATTAGTATTGATTCACGGTTTCGTCCGAATTATAATACAACCAAATCTACAAATTACGATATTATTTTGCCATCTATTCAAAAAAATGTTATTAATATGCGTGTTGCATCTATTGAATTGCCAACAACCTATTATGCAATTTCTTCTTATAACGGTAATTCAACCTGCCTTATTACAGATTTAAGTAACATCGGGCAAGGTTGGCTACTTACATTACCTGATGGAAATTACGAACAATCATGGGCAAATAATAGCAATGCGGCGGATGTGTCTGCGGCTATGAATAGTGCAATACAAGCCGCATCGCCGGTTACGATAAATTCAAATGGCACAACATCCACGCGAAGTGGTCCTACGTTAACCACGAACGATTTAAATTTTATATTAGACCGAGTTAGTGGGAAATCTAATTTTGATATTTCTGGTGGTATTTTAGATCCATCTGGAATTAAGATCAACTTTAATGTAGATATAAGCGGTAATAGAGATAATAATGCAAATATTCAAATGCGTTTAGGGTGGCAGTTGGGTTACCGTAAGGCAGAATATACAACGACGACACAAGCAGTATCGGAAGGTATTTGTTTGGTCTGTGGACCCAGATACGGATTTATTTCAATTGATGACCATCAAAAAAATACTGGTCCCGCCTATATGGTCGCGTATGCCAATTCCATATTACAAAATAATATTATTACACGTATTAATTTAGCCGAATTAATAGCGGATTCAGGTGTTTATCAAAGCACGAGCGATCCGGGATTATCCACCCAATTAAATAGAATGCGTGAATATTTTGGTCCGGTGGATATACAGCGTTTGCATATCTCTCTTTATGATGAATATGGACGCATTATTGATTTGAACAATATGGATTGGTCCATTACACTAGCATTTGAGTTGTTGTATAATTAAAAAATAATTGGTAGAGAGATAGATAAACGTAAATTTTATTTTATTTTATTTTATTTATTCTAATCGGCTATAAAACTCTTGCACCTTTTTATTCACTTTTATTTTTTGCGGGTCAAAGGCCGTCAAATACAACCCTTCCAAACTTTTAATACGCGATAAAGCAACATAGGTTTGCCCGCATTCAAATATACTGCTCCCAGCGTCAATCTGCGCCATATCCAGCGACATGCCTTGTGATTTGTGAATCGTGACGGCCCACGCATATATCAAGGGTATTTGTTTTACGCCAATGGATGCATTCGTTTCGCTGTTCCACGTATGATATTGGATAATTCTCTTATACCCGTTTGTAAATTGAACCAAAGGCAATCCATTACTTACAAAATCAACAATAACCCCTTGACTGCCGTTTACGAGTGGTTCCGCGCTTTCCATATCAATATTGGCAATGCACATTACTTGCGCACCGACCTTTAATATAATTTCTTTTTCAGCCATTATATTATTCACCATATAAGCGTAGTCTATCTCACGTTGTTCGGGTGACATATTAGTGCTACTATTATATTTTGCGGCCAACTCGTCGGGTAGCATTTCAACGCGTTGTAGTGTATACTTTTTTTCATTGCTCGTTAATTTCGCCATTTCGGCCATATTAATTACTTCAACGTCTTTTTTACGTGGCAATAATATCGTGGGTTTAAATGTCGCAGGCATCGTTTTATTGAGTTGGCGGCTTAAAATATCAAAGGAGGATTTACTTAGTTTACCGACTCTTATGCGGTTTAAGATCGTGGTGTATACATCGTCGGTTTGACGAAATATTTTTTTCAATTGCACCACCACGCCAATCGTTGATTCCCATAAAGGACTTTCAAAGCAAAAGGCCGACGACACTGCTGAATCATCGCAATCATACATGGATGAAAAGGATGAGACTGGCGGGAGTTGATAAAAATCACCTGAAAATACAAGTTGTATGCCACCGAACGGAAGGTGTGATTTTTGTTTACGTGCACCACGCGCAATCCCGTCTAAAATTTCAAATATTTTTTGCGACATCATGCTCACCTCATCTATAATCAAAATATCTACTTTTTTCCAATTGTGTGTTTTTGTCTTATTGGCGATAATTCGTTTAACGACCAAATCCGCCGGTCCGTTCGCTAATCCAATACCAGCCCAAGAATGAATGGTTTTTGCTTGACAATTCAGTAATACAGCAGCGCAACCCGTTAATGCGCATACTTGTATATTTTTCCCGCATGCTTTACTAGTTTCTACCATTTTTTTAATAAGTGCCGTTTTACCTGACCCACCTGGTCCTGTTAATAATAAATTGTGTCCATTATTAAATGCCGCTAATGCTTGCTCTTGTTCTTCCGATAATATTATACTGGTCATTTTATAATATAATCTAGGTTCGTTGTTGTTGTCATTATGCTTGGTGATGAATGTTATTTCAATTTTAAATTATATTTATATTTGGTCTATTTCATTTGGTCTATTTCATTTGGTCTATTTCATCGTATTTTGGGGGAGGATGTGTTACAACCAGAGGTATCTTTTCTTCGTGACTATTTCTCTCTAGTTCATATTGAGGATATTCTTGTGAAACAGGTTGTCTTTGAGTTATACGATTATATGCTTCTTCAGTCAAAACCACACATTTACGTTGATTTTCAGGAGCAAATTCGCGTCTTTTAATACAGTGATTAATTATAATACAGATAGAACCATATATACATATACTAGTCAATACTGGTATTGCAAATTCAGATAATACCATTTATAATAGTTATATATAAATATATAGTTATATAGTTATATAGTTATATATAGTTATATAGTTATATATAGTTATATTTATATAATTTATATATATCATTTTCCCTCTTATTTTATAATTAAAAAATTGAATAGTAGATGATCCTTTCAGTGTTGTATATATCCTACATAAATCTCTATATAAGAGAGAATGCCTACTTGTTTACATTGTCACCGAGAATATCAGCGCAAAGTGTATTTTGATCGGCATGTGATTACCTGTCAATTTTTGTCAAAATCAAACAAAGAGCGGCAACTAGAATTTGAAGAATTGGCAGACACACCTAGCACGCGGGATTTGTATAAAATTGTAATGGAACTGGCCGCGAAATGCAACCAGTTAGAAACCCAGTTGAAAGAGGTAACCAAATGGGCAACTATCAAAAAACAAAAGTTGAATATACTTGATTGGTTAAATGAACATAGCGTAAATGAACAGAGAGTAAATGAAGTTGGTGGTTGTGCGTCTTTCAAGGATTTATTAAATGCCATAACAATAACACAAGATGATTTAAATGTCTTATTTGACACGGATTATACTGGCGGAGTTATGCATGTGTTAAAAAGACATTTAAATAATAGTGAGGTGTCGCCCTTATGTGCGTTTACCAGTAAGGTAAATGTGTTTTATGTTTTCACGGAAAAAGAATGGGTTTTATGTAATAATGAGTATTATAATAAACTAATGCATTTACTAGATAAGCAATTTATGGGCGCCTTTATTCAATGGCAAAATGAAAACAAACATAAAGGTTCATCTGACGATTTTGCCTTACTTTATTCAAAGAATATGAAAAAAGTAATGGGTGGTGCTTTTACACGTGAACAATTATACTCACGTATAAAAAAAGAATTGTATACACATATTCAGTGTGATCCTCCGAATATTTTAGAATATGAAATTTCTTATTGATTTAATACTTGGATGATTTAATACTTGGATGATTTAATACTTGGATGATTTAATACTTTGACACACGTCGTGATTTCATTCCTTTCCCTTTTTTACTCTTTCTTTGTTTCAGTTTACGCGTTTTTTGTTTTCTCCCACCACCGGCAGCAGCCGCAGCAGCTGGTAATGCTGCAACGACGGGTGCGATTGCTGGTGCTGCCGCCGCCGCCGCCATTGCCGCTGGTATTAATTTTTCGGCGGCATGTTCAGCAATCAGTTTATCGGCATTTGCTCGTAATTCTTCATAGGTCGGTTGATTGTATGTCGGCAATTGGTTATCAACTAAAAAAATACGGTTGCGTGAATGAAATACATCACCAAACAATGCTAGAGTACATTGATCTTTTAGTATGTTTGCGGCAAATGCTTCATTTATTTTTAATTTAGGGTCAACCTTAAATGTTTGGCCTCCCTTTTTGGTTTTATTTTTATACTTTGATGTTCTCTTTTGTGTGGTGCTTTTTTTCCCCCCATGACTGGTGGCTGCTCTTAATGTTGTTTCAGCAGATTCTTTCGTCCACTCGGCCTTTGCATTATTGTAATAATCGGTAATTGCCGCGGTAACATCATTTAAGTTCATCATGGCCGTATCAAATCCATGGACTAAATCGGCATCCCGATATTTGTTTTGTGATAATTCTGGCGAAGTTAAATCTATTTTAAACGGAAAAAAATTGGCAGCATTCACCTTCGGTATTAACCCACTTCCATAAAATTTCATAATATCATACATACTCCACCACTTGTAACGCTGTTTAAACTCTTCCGGATTTTTTTCTTTAATTTCATCAAACATTTTTTGTTCAGGTTCGGATAATATCTCTCTTGGAATCATAAAAGATTCTCCAAATGATAACGAAGGCATTTATATATTACATCTATAAATAATATTTTTCTTAATAGTTTCTTAATAGTTAATTTTGGTTTTTGGTTTTGGTTTTGGTTAATAAACGATTTGCATAAATACTCATTTTTTCACTTCGTAGTGCTTTTTTTACAGTTCATTTTATTCAGTTTGGGCAGTTTTAGTTAGTTCAGATAGATAAAATACGAACAAACACTTATTGATATGATTTAAGCGTTAGTGTAACCTATTTTTAGTATATTTTATATATATAATATGAGTTGGAAGCTCAATAATGATCGTTATAGAAGCGGGAATGAAGGTCTTGTTTGGATTCCTGGTGGACCGGCAGCATGCAATAGAGGACCGACCGGTTATACGGGTTATACGGGTTATACGGGCTACACGGGCTACACGGGTTACACGGGTTACACTGGAGTGACGGGTTACACGGGATACACGGGCTACACGGGTGCGATTGGAACGAGTATTAATGTAATTGATACATTAACCAGTTCTACCTTATTACCTAGCACGCCAGCAAAAGGGGATGCTTATTTTGTAAATGAGAATACTCCGGGTGTTTGGACACCAGCTGAATTATACGTCTATAACAACGGTTGGATCAATAGTGGCAATATAAAAGGTCCAACTGGCACTATAACCGGACCGGTTGGTCCGACGGGCTATACGGGTTATACGGGACCTATTGGACCTGAAGGTCTAGTTACCGTAGCTGTGTCGGTTATTACTGGTATAACCGGTTTTACGGGTTACACCGGTTTTACGGGCTACACGGGCTACACTGGAGTAACAGGAGCAACGGGCTACACGGGTTATACGGGCTATACGGGACCTACGGGACCTACGGGACCTACGGGACCTGGCGCAGTTGGACCTTTAGGTGCAGTCCAATTATCTGATGGGATTGGAGTATTTATTTATAGTAATAATTTAAATTTTAATAGTTCAACCAATCTATTAGAAATTACAGGCGGCGAAGTTAAAACCCAACGGGTTATTTTTGATAATAGTAATGTAAGAATCGGATACGGCGCGGGGTTTTCCGACCAAAGCGGTAATGCGATTGCCATTGGTTATAATGCGGGGTATTCCGACCAAAGTGGTAATGCGATTGCGCTCGGTTATGAAGCCGGTAAAACCAATCAAGGCGAATCTTCTATTGCGATTGGTTCCGGCGCGGGGTATTTGAATCAACAAGCCAATACGATTATTATAAATGCAACAGGGGAGCCATTAAATTCGGTTGATGTGAGTGCCTGCTATATTAAACCGGTTCGTAATATTGAAAATACATCGGACTTGTATAAAGCGGTTGGGTATGATATAATTAGCGGTGAATTGGTATCATTAGAAGAAGGAATTGGAAATGCTAAATTGATTACCGATAATTTTACGGTTACTGGTGGAGGTGGGCGAAGGGGAGAGAATGATAATCTCTTTGCCTATAGTTATGATGGTATTAGTTGGGTGCAAGATGATTCAGGCAAGTCCCGCCGCACCTTTGCCGACGGCAGTTGTAATGCAATTGCCTACGATGGAGAAATTTGGTTAGCGGGGGGAGTCGGTGAAAATGCGATTGTTCATAGCGCCAATGGTATTAGTTGGGAACGGAACGAAGGTAATATACGAACCGTATTGGATAGCGGTAATTGGCGCACGCCAGTAGATATTTCAAATAGTTCATTTGGAACCAGTAGTTTTGGCACGAGTGTTGGAATGGATCAGAGTGGCAATGTCATGGCGGTTGGGGCGCCTTTATACAATTCAAACAAAGGTGTTGTCTCTATTTACGATTACTCAATGAACAGCGATACGTGGGTTAAGACGCTTGATATAAGTGGTAGTGTGGCAGGCGAAAAATATGGTTCGGCGATTGCAATGAAACGTATTAATGCGAATGGAGATATACGTATTGTCGTTGGTGCACCAGTTAATGATACAAATGATGGTTTTGTCTATAGTTATGATACTTCTTTTAACGAAAATGCCTGGGGTGAAAGAACGGTCGGTAATACTATTTCAATTAATAATATTAGTGCAGATGAGAAATTTGGGTCGGCACTTGCACTCAATGAAACGGCGACCCGATTATTGATTGGCGCGCCTCTATACAATACGAATAGAGGGAGAGCGTATTCTTATGATTTTTCGTTTAATACTACTACGTGGAATCTGACAACGACGGCAAACACTTTTTCCAAAAATAATGCGTCGGGACAGTTCGGGTTTAGTATTGCGCTGAACGCCGCTGGCACTCGCGCTATTATTGGAGAACCCGGTTATCAGACAGGACACGTTTATAGTTATGACGTTTCGGCAGTTACAGGTTACTGGGGATTGACCACTACGGGTGCTACACTAAATTCCGATCAAGATTTATCCTACAATCCAGTTATTGTTGATGCTTCGTTTGGGCATGCAGTTACAATGGATGATGCGGGCATGTGGTGTGCCGTTGGCGCGCCATTTGCTGGTAGCAGTAGAGGATGGGTCAGCATTTATAAAAGTTTGGGTCATGGCTATCAATGGTTTGGGTATATGGATATCTCGGGCCAAAATGTGGGTGATCAATTCGGGTCCGCCGTTCAAATGAATGGCGCCGGTGACCGTTTAATGATTGGCGCAATAGGGTATAATAGTAATAAAGGAACAAATTACATTTACAATTATAATGCAAGTGATTTGGCATGGGAACTGGAACGAGATATTTCATCGGCAACCATTGGCGCAAGTGGTAAGCAAGGATCGGCACTTGCAACAAATACACTTGGTAACCGGTTTGTTAGCGGCGCCCCGAATGCTTCTACTGGGAACGGCGCGATGGTTGTCTATGACCGCCAAATGAAATGCAATGCCTTGCTTAAATATGAGAATACTTGGATCGGCGGCGGCAATAAAAACCAAGAACTGTTTTTTAGTAATGATGGCATTGATTGGAAAAAGAACGATTTGACAACTATTCCGTATCTTTATGATAATTCGTATTATTCAAATTTGACATTATATGGTGATCCACCTGCGTATGGTCTTTCTGGCAATCCAACTTTTGGCTATTCGGTCGCTTTAAATGCCAGCGGTACGGTTATGGCAGTCGGGGCATATAATAATAATAGTTTTAATGGCGCTGTCGTGCTTTTTCAATGGAATGGGTCGGCCTGGGCGCAAATGGGCGCAACGTTAATTGGGACTCCACCGGCATACACTCTTTCCGGCGGCAATCCATATTTTGGCTGGTCTGTGGCTTTAAATGCCAGTGGCACGGTTTTGGCGGTCGGGGCATATGGGAGTAATAGTAATACGGGCGCCGTCGTGCTTTTTCAGTGGAATGGGTCGGCGTGGGTGCAAATGGGCGCAACGTTAGTTGGGACTACCGCTGGATATGGTCTTTCCGCCGGCAATCTAAATTTTGGCGCTTCCGTGGCTTTAAATGCCAGCGGCACAGTTTTGGCAGTCGGGGCATATGGCGATAATAGTTTTGTTGGCGCCGTTGTGCTTTTTCAATGGAATGGTTCTCTTAATGTTTGGCAGCAAATGGGTTTAACTTTATTTGCGGCACCGGTATACGGTCTTCCAGGCAGTCCACGTTTTGGCACTTCCGTGTCCTTAAATGCGAGTGGCACGGTTTTGGCGGTTGGGGCAAATGCTGATAATAGTAATACGGGCGCCGTCGTGCTTTTTCAATGGGATGGGACTGCCATTGTTTGGCAGCAAATGGGCGCAACGTTAAAAGGGGATACGGTAGCATACGGTCTTTCCGCCGGCACTCCATTTTTTGGCACTTCCGTCGCTTTAAATGCCAGCGGCACAGTTTTGGCAGTCGGGGCATATGGCAATAATAGTAATATGGGCGCCGTCGTCCTTTTTCAATGGAATGGGTCGGCGTGGGTGCAAAGGGGACTAACGTTAAAGGGGGATACGGTGGCATACGGTCTTTCTGGCGGCAATCCAAAATTTGGCACTTCCGTTGATTTAAATGCCAGCGGCACAGTTTTGGCGGTCGGGGCAGATGCTGATAATAGTAATAAGGGCGCCGTCGTCCTTTTTCAATGGAATGGGTCGGCGTGGGCACAAATAGGTGCAACGTTATTTGGGACTACAGTAACATATGATCTTTCTGGAAACTCGCGATTTTTTGGCCAATCCGTCGCTTTAAATGCCAGCGGCACGGTTTTGGCGGTCGGGGCATATGGTAATGCTAGTTCTAAGGGCGCCGTCGTGCTTTTTCCGACCGAACAATTTTACTATGAAAATAATGGCTTATTTGAATACAAAACAATAACAAATGATACTACCAGTGCAAATAATACCTTGTTGTTTGGCGGGGAAGGCACGACGAATATTATAAATGTATCGTCCTTTAAAACCGGTGATAATTCAACCATTGAAGGATATTCCACCATTGGATTGAAAAATGTAGATGATTTTGGTATTTTTTCCAATGATCCATTTGCCGACATTAGTGCTAATTATACGCAAACGTTAAAGGGGAATAACCTGGCGTATGATCTTTCTGGCAGTCCATATTTTGGCTATTCTCTCGATTTAAATGCGAGTGGCACGATTATGGCAGTTGGGGCACAGAATAATGATAGTGGTAATGGCGCCGTCGTGCTTTTTCAATGGAATGGGTCGGCGTGGGCGCAAATGGGTGCAACGTTACTTGCATATAATGGTGTCAGCTATAATTATGATCTTTCCTCCAATTCACTTTTTGGCAGCTCCGTCGCTTTAAATGCGAGTGGCACGGTTTTGGCGGTCGGGGCATATGGTAATAATACCAATAGGGGCGCTGTTGTGCTTTTTCAATGGAATGGGTCGGCGTGGGCGCAAATGGGTGCAACTTTACTTGCATATGATGGTGTCAGCTATAATTATCGTCTTTCCGGCAGTCCATATTTTGGAATTTCCGCGTCCTTAAATGCCAGCGGCACGGTTTTGGCGGTCGGGGCATATTCGAATAATAGTAATATGGGCGGCGTCGTGCTTTTTCAATGGAATGGTTCTGAGTGGGCGCAAATGGGCGCAACGTTACTAGGGACTCCACCGGCGTATGATCTTTCTGGCACTCCATTTTTTGGCAACTCCGTCGCTTTAAATGCCAGCGGCACGGTTTTGGCGGTCGGGGCATATTCGAATAATAGTGCTAAGGGCGCCGTCGTGCTTTTTCAGTGGAATGGGTCGGCGTGGGCGCAAATGGGCGCAACGTTAAAAGGGATTCCACCGGCGTATGATCTTTCCAACAATCCACAATTTGGCACTTCCGTCGCTTTAAATGCCAGCGGCACGGTTTTGGCGGTCGGTGCACCTGGTGGTAATATTGCGGTTCAAGGCGCCGTCGTGCTTTTTCAATGGAATGGGTCTGCTAATGTTTGGGCGCAAATGGGTGCAACGTTAATTGCATATGATGGTGCCAGTTATAATTATGGTCTTTCTGGAAGCAGTTCACTATTTGGCGACTTCGTCGCTTTAAATGCGAGTGGCACGGTTTTGGCGGTCGGGGCATATGGTAATAATACCAATAGGGGCGCTGTTGTGCTTTTTCAATGGAATGGGTCGGCGTGGGCGCAAATGGGTGCAACGTTACTAGGGACTCCACCGGCGTATGATCTTTCTGGCAGCAGTCCATATTTTGGAATTTCCGCGGCTTTAAATGCCAGTGGATCAGTTTTGGCGGCCGGAGCATATGGCGATAATACTAATGTAGGTGCTGTCGTTTCTTTTAAACTTGTGCATAAGGCAACCCGGTATTGCAATTCTATTGCTTCAAATAAAAACATCATTGTCGCGGGTGGTGGTCCAACCAACTATTCTTCCTCTGCCTTAGCATATAGTAACGATAATGGTCTAACCTGGAATAATAGTGACAGCGACAATGACGCACATACATTCCCTTTTTCAGGTCAAAGTTGTCATGCCGTGGCATGGAATGGGTCACGGTGGGTCGCTGGCGGTAGCGGATCAAACCCATTAGCCTACAGTTATAATGGCAAAACGTGGTATCAAAGCACGAATGGTGCTACATTGTTGGGGGAAACATTTGTATGTAACGCAGTGGCGTGGAATGGGAAATATTGGATGGCGAGTATTGAAGGTGCTAGTGTTGGCGGACAAACGCAACTGTATAGTAATGATGGCATGACATGGATTGCAAGTAAAAATGGTAATACGCTGTTTATTGAGACAAACCAAGCATTGGCGTTGGCAACAGTGAAGAGTGGGAGAGTGGAAAGTCGGTTGGTTAATGTACAAAGTGATATCGCAGCGTTACAAAAAACATTAACCGATTTAATTAATTCACTTAGTTAGAGATGAAAATGAGATGAATTAATATAAATATAGTTTTAAAATCATATTTATAATAATAATTGTATATACACTTGACTGTAAATAAAAATTGAATTGAAAAATTATTAAATGTATTTATAAGTTAAAAGGCGTATAGAATGACTGAACCCGCTAGCGTAAACAACCACCCGCATCCGCGCGATGCGCTTATTGAATTTGAGGCGGGTCCGCATAAGTATACATGTGCCGGTGAAGCAAATTATACGTCCGTCACGACCTGGAACCATTCGCATTTTAAACCATTTGATGCCGATGCGATTATTACAAAAATGATGAAAAATGAGCGAACCTGGCCAACCTCGCCCTATCATGGCAAAACGCGTGAAGAAATTAAAGCGGGCTGGGATAAAAACCGTGATGAAGCAGCACAATTAGGGACTACGATGCATTATGCGATTGAATGCTACTATAGGGGGGATGCTAATGTAAATGCTTCATTGTCGCCTTATTTCCTCGCCTTTCTTGCCGATCATCCGCATTTAAAACCTTACCGCACCGAATGGATGATTTTTCACGAAGACGTTCGTTTAGCTGGGTCAGTCGATATGGTCTATGCCGGTGAAGGAGAAAATGAAATTATGATTTATGATTGGAAACGCTGCAAAGATATTAAAAAAACAAATGGGTTCGGCGAGTTTGCCCTGACGGAGTGTATTGCGCATTTACCCGATACGAATTTCTGGCATTATGCGCTTCAACTCAATACCTACAAAGCAATACTGGAAGCAAAATACAATAAAAAAGTCACACGGATGTGTTTGGTTTGTCTGCATCCGAATTTGCCGTCCTATCAATTATTGATTGTGCCCAATTTATCAAAAGAAATAGCAGCTTTATTTGAATTACGAAAACAGCAATTAGTGTAATGGGTTGGTCATAGGATAGGATAGGTATGATTATTCAAAAAAAAATAGAACTTAAACTTTATTTTTTATTGAATACTAATGAAACAATTTGTATGTTTAAGTGGTATGCCCCGCAGTGGTTCTACGCTTCTCTCTGCCCTTTTATCGCAAAATCCACTCATTCACGCCGAAGGTAATTCGGCCGTATGTCAATTAATGTGGGATATGTATGTCTCGTGCATGAATAATGTAAATGAACAATTAAAAGGGAATTACCGGGAACATATGGTGAGAGATTTAATGCTACAAATTCCAAACACATATTATCATTCTAATGCGGCGGCGGGGATAAGTGATCGTCGTATTATTGTGGATAAATGCCGTGCGTGGACACGAAAAGCAAACACGGATTTGTTGCGACAATTTATTGACCCGCATATTAAAATTATTGTGATGGAACGATCAGTGACGGAGGTGATCAAATCCTTCAGTAAATTATTTAAAAAAAACAATTGGACCGATGAAATGGTTTCTGCGTGTTTAAATGAACTGTTGACCCCAGAAACTGAACCAATTCGCATGACACTAGAATGGATTAAAATGGCACGTGAAGAATATAATTATAAGGGTAGCCAGAGTGACCCTACTTTTTTATTTATTCATTACGATGATTTAATTGAACATACGGATGATGTTTTAAAACGGATTTATGCTTTTTGTGGATGGGAGGAGCCCTTTCAACATACCTTTACTTCTATAGTGAATACCTATCCTGAAAACGATGAATTTTATGGGTTGGACGGATTTCACGCGATACGCTCGGTTATTGGAAAGGAAGAAAATACGACGGTTTTGCCACCTGATATTATGGCAAAGTGTCATGAACTAGATAAGTATTATTGCATAGATAAGTATTATGGTATAGATAAGTATTATGGTATAGATAATAGTATAGATAATGGTATAGATAATAGTATAGATAATAGTATAGATAATTGATTTAAATATAATTGGTAATTATTCATTATATATATACTTGTTTAAGCAATGGTTTATTATAATACGACTACTCACCCAATGTATTTACCCGAATCACATATTTATTTTTTGAACATGAGTTTAATTGTGTTTGGTTTATTTTCAGTCACGGCAGTAATAAGCGAATCGTTACTGCAATGGATTAAGTATCGTGATTTTGGAGGTAAGATGGGCGAGAGTGAGGGCGAGGGCGAGGACGAGGGCGAGGACGAAAAGAAAAACTATACCGACAAGTATAATGAAGACTATGCGAATTTGAAAGAATGCAACCTAAGTAAACTTGATTTTTTGATTTTAAATACACGTTACGTGAAAGAGGAAACGCCCGGCGGGGAGGTTATTATGAGTTATGATAAAGAGATGGATTGTTTTTTGTATTATACTGATAATTTGAAAGAAATTACTTATGCTATTTTGGAAACCGTTGCCAGAAAATTCGTTATAGAAAATGATTGCAAAATCATTTACAATGTAGGTAGTAAACCGGCGGAGGCACCTAAGGTTGAGGCGGCCGCCGGTGATACCGATTCTGATACTGTTTCGGTGTCGTCGGACGAAGCTGTAGTTGAAGAGAAACCAGTATCCGTATTTGCGAAATTTAAAAAATACAATACGGGTGGTAAAGGGTCAGTGCCAAATTTTAAAGCGGTCATAGATGTTGTTGAACAAACGAACCATTTCCGTTTTAAAGGCAAAATTTATGATTATGAAGAAATTGTGAAACAAAATGAAACCGCGCGAAAGGCAAAAGAAACAACAAAACCCCTAGATTATGCTGCTTATAAAAAACAACTTTTAGAAAATAGTAAAAAGGAAAGTAAAAAGGAAGTTTGATAGAGTTTAATGTAGTTGTTTTATAAAAAATTAAAACCTTTTAATAATATAGTTATGACACATATTATTAAACAACCGATTGGAAATGGTGAATATCTGTATTTTAATATGAAGGGGGGTGGTGATAAAAAAAAGAAAGAAGAACCGAAGAAGGACAAGAAAGAGGGCGAGGACAAGGACAAGAAGGAGGGCGAGGACAAGGACAAGGGCGAGGGTGAGGACAAGGAAAAGAAGGAGGGCGAGGGCGAGGACAAGGACAAGGACAAGAAGGAGGGCGAGGACAAGAAGGAGGGCGAGGGCGAAAATAGCAGCAAAGATGCAAACGGAAAATGCGTAGGGAAAGATAGTTGTGCCGGTGAAGGAGCTGCGAAGGGATTACAAGCACCCAAAAAGAATTTTGATAATATGGATAAAATGATACAGGATCAAGTGTATCCTCGTATAAAAAATGCTTGGACGAATTTAACCGATAAAGCAAAATGTCCTATTTATGTGGGGAAAACATTACCTGAAATTATTCCCAATATGATTTCAAAAATTGGTGAATCCACTGCTGGCGCATTTAATAATGTTTCAAATTCAATTAAAAATTTATTTGACCAGGTATCGGGACAAGATATTAAAGGTTATCCGAATATATTTGGGCCTTTTGAAGTGGCGTATGCCGCGGTTATTATAAAAATACAAAACGTGATTAATAAAATTGCCTTGGGTGCCGACGCTGATAAAATATTAGCCGATCCGAAAATTAAATCCGGTGAACTGCTTGATAAAATGATGCGAACGAGTAAACGCTATAAAGACGCAATTAAAGATGCTGAAATGCGCAATATTTTTAAAGATTGGATGAAGAATTACACGGATGCTTTACTAGAAACATTAGATGTGGCCAAACCAGAAGTTGATAGAATTAATACAGAACTACGTAATATTATTGAAGGCATGGGAGATAATGTGGGGGAATCCCTGTCGCACGCTTTAGTCAATGTTGTTAAATCCGCGCTTGCAAACATTCCGGTTGTTGGTGGGATTGTAAGCGCAGTTGCGGCGGCAGATGAATTAGGACAAGAAATTATTAATGCGTGTAAACCACCTATCGCAAAAGGTGCGGGTATTGTCATGCCTGTTGTAAACGGTGTTAATAAACAAATTGATAAAGCGAAATGTCAACTGAATGATTTGGCGAAAAAAATAGAGCCGATTATGAAAAAATTGGATAAACAAGAAGGTGGTGGTGGTGGCGGCCAAAAGAAAACCGTAAAAAATATCGGGAAAAAAATTTATAATACAACTCAGCGCATTGAACATATGTTATTACGGTTTGGGAATAAGCAAAGAAAAACAAGAATACATTTACGTAGGCGAAAAATAAGAAATACAGCGAAAAATAAGAAATAAAAAATGAGTTGGTTATTTTTTTATAAAGCCAATTAATCATTCAAACTTTCGTGTTTTTCTTTTTTTCCCGCCAATAGTTGCGTTTCCGCGAAAGGAGCGGGTTCGCGATTTAGATCTTGCAGTAGCCGACCTAGATCTTGCAGTAGGCGATTTTGTCTGAATGTCCTGTTGTATTTTATTCGCACATTCAGGCAATTTATCACACTGAATACACTCAAACGTAATATATTCGTTGTTGCCTTGAAGTTTAGCTTCAAGTAGTGTTTTTATATCATCACACGTTTCTTTTTTAATATTAAAAATATATAAAGTTACTGGGTTTCTAGTTTCATTATAACGATTTTTTATTAAATCAAATTCAACTGTATAAAAAAAACTTTCTTTAAAAGTTTCACCATCTTTATTAACAAATAAACCAATTTTTCGTGGATTGGTTTTTAAAGCTAAGTTGGTATATGTCTTTGAAATATACTCGCCCCATTTAAAATCATTTTCTTTTTTAAAACATTGTTTCCAAAAATTATTTTGTTCGTTAAACGCAAGGGAGGTCATTAAGGTATCGATTGAACTATATCCATTGACAATAAGAGACGCCTCTTTCATATCTTTTGTCGGATTGTCTTTTGGATTTGGATTTTCTACAAAAAAGCCACTCCACCATATTGGAAATGCTATTCTATTGGGGGTTGGACTAGATAATAACTTATCAACATATTTAGAATCAGTTCCAGTATTTATCCACTTTAATATACTTTCGGAAATTTCAGCTTCATCCACATCCTTATCTATTTTTTCTTTATAAATATGAACTAATTGGTTTAAAAATGCATCGGTGGCATTTTCACACGACATTTCCGTATAAATTATATATATATATATAATAATTTCAATAATAAATAAGAAAAGTATATATAAAAAGTATAAAGGTATAAAAGTATAACATTATTCTATGTTTTATTTTGGGAGGGGTGGGGTGTATTTTTCTTTTTCCAAATTTGAAATCCAATGCTTTTTTCTATACTGAACGAAGATTCTAAATGAGACCTCGCAATTTCTATTACCTTTTTTTCCATCGGCGATAATTGTGCCATATATGCTTTCTGTTCTTCGGTAATCATTATGTGATGTTACTGTTGCTTGATGTTACTATTACTTGATTATACTTTTAAACTATAATCAATTTTATTTATTTATGCATTATTGCATTTTATACCTTATTGCATTTTATACCTTATTGCATTTTATACCTTATTGCATTTTATACATAAGAGATGTAACAAATCACACTGTCTAGTTGTTTTGTTTGGTTATTCAATAATTGGGTTAAATTGGTTTCTATTGTATACCCATTATTTTTACAAAATGTGAAAAAATCAGGTAGCGTTTCCAAGGTGTATAGTTGATTTTCATTATATGTAGTGGCAGATGTATTATTATAGAGAGCATAAACACACTTATTTTGTTCACTGTTGGTTCGAAAGGCCGAAATGCGCTTGGGTGATATATTTAGTTGTTTGGTATGAATCGCCAAGGGTCCTAAGGGTAGTGCATTTATGGTTAGAATGTTTTTATAATTAAAATAGTGATCAGCATAGGTTTCACTTTTGATTGAATACATTGTATTATATACTTTTTATATACATATTTTATAATTTTTTCTTTACACCTTCGCACATTTATCAGCATAGCAAGTAAAACGCTGATTTTAAGACCAATCTATAACAATACAAGGTTCAGTGATTTTAGAATCTTCTATACCAGATAAATTTTTTTCAGTATATTGAATAAGTGAATCAGGAAATACTAAATATAGTTCCGTTATCAATTCTATAATATCTTTTTTATCTTGTAAATAAGGTTGATTATATAAAGCAAATGTATGTTCGGTATGTCCATATATCGCACTTCTAATGGTTTCGCCATATATTTTGTGAACATAGTCTTTCATCATATTCATTCTAACTGGTGCTTCCATATCATTTTTATATTTTTGAAGTGTTTCTTTAGTTAATGGAGTAACTGGAATAATATTATGTGTTATATTCATTATTAAAATTATATCATTATATCTTTATATTCAAATAATCGGTATTTTACTTGCTACGCTGATAAATGTGCGAAGGTGTAAAAAATTGAAATGCTTTGTGATAGATAACAAATAGTAAAACCCTACACACCACCGTCTAATTATTTAAAGAATGGACGTGATTGTGAATGCCAGTGCGAATGCCAAACCGACTAGTAATATATTTCGGTATAAATTAAGCGACGATACCATGACTCTTATTGCCAAATTTTCAAAATTACATCAATACGATGATCGGCATGCGTATAAGAATGCATGGACGCTATGGCTTAATGAAAACCGCGAGTTTGTTGCAAGAGAAGAAATGCGGTTAACACATTTGGGATTTATCGGCGATGTCGTTGATAAAATGTTTAAAGCCGGTCGTTATTATTTTCGTGAAAAAAAGGAAGGTAAGAAGGAGGAGGTAAAAGAGGTAAAGGATGAGGTAAAAGACGATGAAAAAAAAAAGGAAAAGGTGGTCAAACCAACGCGCAATTATATTGCAATGAATTACGAATTCATTAAAGCAGTTGATACGCATTTGACAAAAACAATTAAGAACATTGATTTCAAACCACAAACAAGTTTCATCCAATTTGTAGAAGAGAATAAAGATATTCTACAAGTTGAAGTTCGGCGTTTATACGCAATTATTATTAATAATAGCGGCGGCAGCGTCGTGGGCGGCAGCGGCGTCGTGGGCGGCAGCGGCGTCGTGGGCGGCAGCGTCGTCGTGGGCGGCAATAGAAAGCTTGAAATACATAAAGAAATTATGACTAAACTTAAAAAAACATTTAAAAATCGTTATTTTGTGATGTCTAACTAAAATAATTTCAATGATGTATGAATTTACACTGGTGAACAAGTGTAGCGCTTACGCTGGCGAACATGTAGCGCATCCGCCAGACATTGGTCCGCCACAACCACAACCACCCGACCCACCTTTCATCTCACTTTTTTTCATTGCTTTTTCAATATTTTTGCGGCATTTTTTGCACACCTTTGCCTTGTTTAATATGTCGTTTATATTCATATTGGGGGCACTGCTAGTAGATTTGGCACTGGCACTGTTTTTCTTGGTTTTGGAGTTTTTGTCGCTTTTCTTGCCTTTACGCGCGTGTGTTTTTGCTTTGCCTTGCGTGTATTTGGGATGGGTGCCATTTTTTATTTGAACCCATTCTTTTTTTGCTTCGGGGACAACTTCTCCAATAGAAGCCGATTTCCCGTTTTTCTTTGCCTCAGTCAGTTTCTCCTTAATTAATTCTAACCACGTTATAGGGGATTTGCTCATTATTATGTTATATAAAGAGAATAAAAATATAATATATAAAAATATATAAAATATATTAGAAAATTGAAATAAACATATAGATGTATAGTTTATTATAACACTTACCCTACTATTAATAAAATGGTTAAGAACACTGGAGGCAATAAATCAAAAAAAATCGCACGTAAAAATGTTTCTTATTCTACACGCGATGTCAGACGCGCTACAGACGAAAACGAAATGTATGCAGCAGTTAGTAAAATTTTTAGTAGTCAACGCTGTAGTGTTATTGGCGCCGATGGTAAAACGTATCAATGTAATGTTCGTGGGAAATTTTTGAAGAATAAATCGGGGGGAATAGGTGATTTAAGTCCTGGTGTATGGATTTTAATTGGGTTTTATGATTGGGAAGTGCGAAGTGATGGGAGTAAAAATTGTGATTTATTGGAAATTTATACTTCAGTAGAGAAGGATAAATTAAAACAGATTGAAACGCGTCATTTGTCAGTGCTTATGAAAATGGATGGAATTGATGGGAATGACCTTACCTTTTCAAATTTCAATGTGAAAGAAGAATCGTCTAGTGATGATGAAGAAGGTAAGGAAGAATCTAAGGTGGCGGCGGCGGCGGCGGCGGTAGTAGTGAATAGTAGTGCAGCGACTGCTAATCCGAATAGTTTCACTGCTTCATTCTATAAAAAGGAAACAATTGAAGAACAAATGGATTGGTTGTCTGTCAATGTGAATGATATTTAAACCCAACCAGAAAACCACCCAGAAAACCAAGTATTTTGATTTACACTTTTTTTAATTTCATTTTTAGTAGTTTCGGTTTGGGTTGTGAGTGGTAATTCTTCTAATTCGGAGGGTGCTGGTGCTGCTTCGCTTGCTGGTGCTGGTGCTTGTGCTTCGCTTGCTGGTGCTTGTGCTTCGCTTGCTGGTGCTTGTGCTTCGCTTGCTGGTGCTGCTTCGCTTGCTGGTGCTTGTGCGTCGCTTGCTGGTGCTTGTGCTTCGCTTGCTTGTGCTGCTTGTGCTTCGCTTGCTGGTGCTTGTGCTTCGCTTGCTGGTGCTGGTGCTTCGCTTGCTGGTGCTGCTTGTGCTTCGCTTGCTGGTGCTGCTTCGCTTGCTTGTGCTGCCACCGATAAAACACTATCTACAATTTCATCTATATGTTTATATTGCGGCCTATTAAATTCCATTTGTAATGTAGTATAATTCATTTCTAATGATTCAGCTCGGCTATACGCATTTTTTTTCATAACACTATCGTCTTCAATGACGTGTTTGCGCAATTCATTAATTATTTTACGATAATTCATTAAATAATTTCGGATGTGTGTTTGTTTTAATGTTTGTTTGTAATAATTTTTGTTTCCATACAGTTGACATGCAATATAATAAGAATACCAGCCAAATGAAAACGACCTTTCTCTCGGCACATGATAACATATATCCGAAATAGTAGTGGGTTGTGCTGATAATTGCATACTCATTATATCCATATTCAATTGGTTAATCATTTTATTAGAAATGTAATTAAATATATTTTCTTTTTGAAATTTATGTATACGATTATGAAGCATATTCATGATTGGTTTAATAATAGACCATCCACACTGATTCAATAAAGCGTCAATTGTTTCAATCATAAAATAATCAATCATCGGTTTATATTTTGTGCCAGCACTGCTTTTCCCAAATTGGATAAATCCACAAATTATACTAATGGATGCATTCAGCTTTTCTTTACAAAAATAAAAAATCAGCTTGTAAAGGTGTTTAGTGTAAAAATTTAGTTCAGAGGACGTTAACTTGGTATTGACAAAAATACGATATAATACTTGTGTTACTTCATTACTCACATTGGTTAAATCACTCATATTATTTATTGTATTGAATAACTTCATTATATCATTTTCTATTTTATTCTCCATTGAGGTAGGTGTAGGGGTAGTGATGGTATCATCAGTCATTCTATTTTTACTTGTTTTAATTTACTTCATTTATTATCTTTAAGTTTTTTTAATAGGATACATTCGTTTGGTTTTTGCGTGATTACCATTTTTATTATTACGTTTTGTAACTGTCATGTTTATTCTTTTGGTGTTTTGTTCTTTACTTGATTCTATTGCTGACAACGACGAAGACACCACTACTGGTTTTGATGCACATTCGTTAAATATAAAAAATAAGGCATTTAAATCTTGAAACATATGAATTGTATCGGTGAAATGAATATCATTCAAATGTTTTTCAGAATGTATAAATCGGTTTTCATAGATGGATTCATTCTTTTTACTGGAAAAATGTTCTACTTCGGTCGGTTCTAAATCAATATTGTATTTTAATAGTGAAAAAAGTTTATAATTTACCGAGAATAAATGATGATAACGTTTAATAAATGTTATTATTATTTCACGTTTTAATATACCCTTATTGTTGTCAATTAAACATCTATCTTTGTGTATATGTTGTAGTTCATTCTCTTTATTTACATAGAGCAAATAAACAATAACCGATTTTACTGGTTCTTTGTAAAAATCATTGTATTTGTCTTCATTGTTTTTTAACTCATTGATCCATTCCGTGTCTAGCATTTCTTCTTGGTCTTCTTCTTCTTCTTCTTCTGCTGAGTCACTTGCATAATTTATGATAGTATCCATATAAATACTTATTTATACATCTTGGATATTATCATAATAAAAGTTTAAACTTATAAAAAATTATTAAAAAAATTATAAGTTTTCAATTTGTATAACTGACGATTAATCGTTATTCGTTATTTGTTATTTGTTATTCGTTAATAATCGTTATCTGAGAAATTCATGTCATCTTCATTAAAATGCAAATTACTGTCATTTTCATACATTTCAATTAAGGTTGGTTCTCCATAAAATTCTGATAAATCGCCTAAGCGTTCTACATCCATATCACGCTGATATTGTTCACGCGCAATTCGGTATTTAAATAAGATTCTACCCAATCGTTCATTTTCTTGGTATGCTAATTCTAATTCATGCTGACTTATAGTTGATTCTACATACTTGTATTCCATTGTTCCAGTTTTTTTATTATTTTTACGTATATATACCCATCCCGGTAATAGCTTTGTTTCTTCTGTTGCTGTAGTGTCCTTTTTTTCTATTACCTTTGTTGATGCTATAGAAGAGAAACTTGTTATTTTTTCACGGTTTTTTAATTCAGTAGTAGTTGTTGAATTGCTGCTGCTGCTGCTCTTGCTGCTCTTGTTGTTATCTTTAGTTTTTATTGTTTCCCCAAGCGTTGGAAATTCATCTGCCAATGAGAACTCTTTTTTCAGTTCATTTTTTTTAGCTGAGGATGCAAATGATCTATGCTCTTGCGATGGTGTATTTTTATTACGTAATGAGGGAGGAACATATGATTGTTTGGTATTAACATTAGAGTTTGCTGATACAGGCATTTTTGAAGTTTTAAGGGTTTAGTTTGGATTCGCTGTTAACTATATTACTTAACATATCTTTAATTCAATTTTTTTATATTTATGTATTAGAAAAACGATTTATAATCTTATTTCTATGGTTCATATATATATCATTCATCTATTTTATGAATAGGTTGGGTGATACTATCCTTGATTATGTATTTAATTCTTTTATTTTGAAATTTGGGAAAAGAGAAATATATGATCAAAATATTTATTCGGATTTTCATAAAGAATTTATTACAACACTCGTAAATCTGTATCGGTATCGGTATTTGGCGAATAGTGAAGATCCTACACTTGATAGTGTGAATACAAATTTAATTGAATTTACCGAATTAGAAAACAGTGATAGTGATGATGATAGGCATAAGCATAAGAACTTTAACTATGATGACGTAGAAACACTTGCTTTACATTTGTCGCTACAACTGCAATTATTAGAAAAGCGTGGATTTACAATGCTTTATTTGCAATCAGCTGATATTATAAGAGTTAGGGTTAATAGTAGTAAAAAAGGGAGAGATTTTTGTATGTATTTATTAGTTGATTTAACTCAGCTGGTTCCATTAGATAAGCATGATCATACTAAGCTTGTTTTGAATTACCCAAAAGTTTTTCCTTTCCCCAAGAGTGTCTGCGCTCCGGAATTATACACGATTGGTATGTTGCCGTTTATAACACATCGTAGCGCAAGTTATTATAGTGTGGGGTTATTATGTTTACATTTATTAAACTATCAAAATCAAAATCTCTCTTTGACTAATTTACGAGACACGCCTTTGTTTTATTTTTTAGAGAGATGTTTAAAAGAAGAACCATTAGAACGGATGTGTTTGTTTATTTGATAGCTTATTTGATTTCTTATTTGATAGCTTTATTTTCTTCTGTTACTTTATATGTCTATTGTAGCATTAAAACGTAATTCTAAACGTTTTCAGGTTCCTATATCATCTACCCCAAAAGGGTTTTCCTTAAATGGTGGATACCGCAATCATCGTTCTATCTACAGCACTAATCTCTCGGCCTTAACAAATTCACAGGCAAATATTTGTGTGGGGGATGGAAATGACACTTCTATAGTGAAGACATCCACAAAGAATACGAAAGGTTATTTATATACCACGGTTAACTTTCCAACCTGTCCTGCTGGGCTAACCTGCACAACGGGAAATAATGTGAATTGGGTCAAGAATTTCTCACCCGAAGACCATAGCGCTGGTCAACATATCGTGGATAAGGTTCAAGCAGCAGCAGCGGCATGTGTTATTGATACAAGCAATAATCAAGATACGACCGTTTGCTGTAAAGCACGTTCATATCATATTGGCGGTAAACGTTATTACACCGCATATAATGAGAAAACCACAACTGATTATCAGCGTCTTAAAGGCGCTATTACGGCGGGCGAATACTTAAAAGCAGGGTTAATAAAATATAAAAAATATGATTGCGATACAACGATTGAGAGTATTGCGCCTTTGCCTAAAGCATTATTAAACAGCGGTTGTTATCATTGTTAATATCCTACGTTAAACCATATAAATAGATTCATTTATGTATTTTATAAATTAACATTATAAAATGCATTATTTACTTCGTTTGAAAATTTCTGCGTCGGCGTCTGTATGCACTGAATTGTATTCTTTATACAAAGAAGCCGTTGAAAAACATAACCAAAAGTGCGATGGGGAATTTTTTGATGCTGGGTTTGATTTATTTTGCCCGGCCGATATAGAAGTTGATGGCAAGGCAACCGTAAAAATTAATCAAGAAGTGAAAGGGGAAATGCGGTTTATCACTTCGGTTCATGATGATTTCGGTGTGCCCGTGGGTTATTATATGTATCCACGTTCTAGCACAGGGACCAAAACACCTCTCCGTCTCGCAAATTCGGTTGGTATTATTGACGCCGGTTATCGCGGAAACTATATTTCGGTCTTTGACAATTCAAGTGAAGATAGGTTCAAGGTAGAGCGAAATCAACGTTTAGTGCAGATTTGTCCACCAAACATGACCTATCCCATGCGGGTTGAACTCGTGGAAAAGGATACTGATTTGACCATGACTACTGAGCGGGGGGAAGGAGGATTTGGGTCTACAGGGAAATAGAAGATATAGTATTAATTATATATAGTATTAATTATATATAATATTAATTATATATAGTATTAATTATATATAATATTAATTATAATAACCACGCTTTTTAAGCATATTTTTTGCACGTGTTGCGATTTTTCCATATTTGGATTTTTTTGTTATTGACGAATATTGGCGTGCTCTTACAAACGCTGCATAAATTCCTTTTGGGCTAATTTTACAAGTGCTTTTGGCGCAAATTGGAAAACTACTTTCACCGATTGGACCTAAAAAACACTTTCTTCCACACTCTTTTTTCATTACACGGCGTTCACGCGTTCCAGGTGATTTTCGTGACCATCCTTTGCTTGATAGTTTTTTATGTGTTTTGTTACGAATCATTGTATTGTATAATATAATAGAATATAATATAATAGAATATAATAGAATATAATATAATAGAATATAATAGAATATAAACTATTATATTATATTGTCTTTTATATTATATGGATTCAGATAGTAATAATAGTAATACTAATGATATTATTGGAAGTGAACCCAGCGATTCCGATAATGATATTATAAGTAGGCATCATACTGATCCTATAAATGTTAATAATTGTAATGTTAATAATTGTAATGTTAATAATTGTAATGTTAATAATTGTAATGTTAATAATCTTAATACTAATGATTGTGATGACGGTATTCATTATAAAAAAATAACCTATAATGATGTTCGTGAGCAAATAAATAAATCATATGAACAAGACATCATTCATCGCTATTCATCCGCATTAGATATATTAGCAAGCTATATCAAGGGTCAAAAAATTATTTATATGGAATCCCGTTCCTACACTGTGCAATTATTAAATTTTCTTATGCTGCCTGCTATTTTTATTTCGGCAATCATAACTGTTTTACAGGGTTCTAGTTGTGATTTTTTTTATATTTTGGCAGGTCTGTCAGCGTTAGTCACGTGTTTACTATCAATTATTAATTACTCAAAACTAGATGGTGCATCAGAGGCACATAAGATATCATCCCATCAATATGATAAACTGCAAACTTATGTGGAATTTCAATCGGGACAAGTATTATTGTTCAGTAATCCAATTCTTAACAATGAAAATATGACGCGCTTCTGTAATAAACAAAAACAACAGATTGAAACTTCTTATGGCTGGGAAAATAAAGAAAAGGTGGGGTCGGTTTACGATGATCGTAATATTGATGTTAGAATGAATGACACCATTTCGCCTGATATTCATAGAAAAATTTGGTTAGCAAATGCCGAAAATAATATGATGAATTCTGTTTATGAAGACCGGTTGAATGCGGAATCAGACCTTATTCGGGATATGAGAGATAATATTATTCGTATTGAAGATAAAATTGCGGATATTAAAGAATCAAATCAGTTTATTATTCCACGTAAAATTAGATATACCTATCCTCTTCTCTATAATACAAATGTCTTTTCTATTATTAAAAAAATAGACGATTATAAAGCAACTATTTTGACTGATTTAAAACATGTTAAAAATGAGTTGCGTTACATCAGTGCTTGGCAAAAAAAATATGAAAAATCTAGGTTTTCGTCCCATATATCAAAAAATATTAAATATAAAAAACGAACGGCGGTCTTATTTCAAAAGAAAAAAAATATTGTTAATACGATATTGTTTTTAAATACAGCATTTTCAATGATTGATAATATGTTTCAACAAGAAATAGTAAATGCCAAATTGAGACAAACGTATTGGTTGCGGTTTTATATATATGATTTATGTCGGTGTTGTTGCGAAAATAAGGTTATGCTTTTATTACCACCAAATTACATTGACCCAAAAATAGCCGGTGGGTATGTTATGGAAAAAATAATGGAAATGGAAAACACCTCCTTAGGGCAACATAATAATAAACGTAATAAACATAGAATGAAATTCACTAAGACAGAAGTGAACAACCATCATGATGATACTACTACTAGTGGGGAGGAGGAGGAGGAGTATCATGTTAATTGCGATGAAAAAATTGTTTATTCACAACCACACGATTCTTGTTTTGATAAGGATAAGGATAAGGATAAGGATAATAAGGAGGAGGGTGAAATCACTTCTTCTATGCTTTAAGCGTGGTGGGCAGCAGTCATAGTCGTCATCGTTGTCGGTTTTCGGTCTTTCTTCTTTAATTTTATAAAGCGGTCTCGGATACGTTGAGGTTGAGGTTTGTTAATGAACTTGGTGTCTAGTAGTTTTAATTTTGGTGCCATCGGCGTCCGCATCGCTTCTTCTTCAAACTGGCATAGAATGTTCTTTTTCACTATTTGGATTTTTTCCGAATAGGTGTCCATGGTGTGTTCATTCCCTTTTTCCTTGTAGTGGTTGATGAACCGAAACACATTGACCTCTTTCTTTTGCCCAATACGCCAGCAACGTGCAATTGCCTGCTGTTCTATGGCGGGATTAAAATGAGGACTAGTGAAATACACTTCGCTGTAATGCTCTTGGAGATTCAATCCTTCGGAGCACATCCGAATTTGCCCAATAAGAATATCGGCTGGTTTGGTCAAGGCCGTAGTGCGTTGTGTTTTTGTTGAACGACCGTCCAATTTCACAATACGTTTTCCATAGGGTGCTAGGCGATTTGCGATAGCATCAATTTCCTCATGAAAATAACACATAATGATTTTTCCACACCCATTATTAATCCGACCATTGATTGTGGCAATCAGCGAATCAAGCTTGCTCTCAGACGTATAGAGATCAGCGGGGGTTATAATACTGTATTCGCTGCTGGTGGTGTCTTGCTGCTGCTGCTCTGGCTGATGCTCTGGCTCATACTGTGGCTCATACTGTGGCTCATACTGTGGCTCATACTGTGGCTCATACTGTGGCTGTGGCTGACGTCGGTGTTCACTCAATTGCATTTCAAAGCGTCTACTCACCGCTTGAAGCATTGGCGGATACACACACGCTTGACGAGCAAGCATAAAGTATTTCATCGTTAGCTTTTGGGGGTCTTCTTCCAATGCCTCTTCAATTGCAATCCTTTTTTTAGGCACACCGCAGTATTGGACCATAGAATGGATATGGCGCGACAATTCTTCTTCTGCATTGGTCTCGCACTCAACCATTATGTTGTGTTGGTGTAAGGGCGGCATGGAAATGGCCACGTTTGCTTTGGTGCGATAATACACCATACTCTTTATGGTGCTGCTTTGTGGCGCGTTTTTAGTAATAACACGCAGCAAGTTTACCATCTCGGCTTTCTTGTTTTGGATAGGGGTTCCCGTCACCATCCACATCATCGGCGTGTTTAACAACATCATGCCTTTGTAAGCAGTTGTATTTCGGTGACTGGCGTGGTGCGCTTCATCACAAATCACCCGATTCCACTTGATTTTGTTTAGAAATGGAATGTGATGAGGCAACACTGCGCCCCCATCGGTGGGTTGGCGTTTTTTGGGTAAACTTACATACGAATACGTGGTTAAAATAATTTGGTGTTTTTTTATATCGTTTTCGGTGATTTTGTTAATACGGTTGCAGGTGCTGTGGTATACAAATAGCGAGGGTGTAGGTGTTATTTTTTCTAGAATGCTTTTCCACTGTGAAAGCAGTGATTTGGGGACAACAATAAGCGTTTGGGCTTTGGGATTACAAAAAGTGACGGCGAGCATCACGATTGTTTTGCCAAGACCCATTTCTAACGCAATAATACCACCTGTCTGCTGCTGCGCTGTATGCTGCTGCGCTGTATGCTGCTGCGCTGTATGCTGCTGCGCTGTATGCTGCTGCGCTGTATGCGCTGTATGCGCTGTATGCGCTGTATGCGCTTCTTCTGCTTCTTGCGCTTGTTCCTTTTTCATACACCATTCAAAGCAATCTTCTTGGAATGGTTTATGTTCAAAATTATTGGCAGCTAAAAACTGCGTGTATGTTGTTGCGGCCATGTCGTTCGTCGTTGTTACTGGTTTTCATATAATAATTTTTGTTCAACTCTCTTTTTGTTGGGTGGGGGGTTGATTAGAGTGATTTGATAAAAAAGTAATTCAATTTGTTGGATTATATAAAAAAAAATAGTTTTATTTTCGAAAACAAAACCATCCTTGTGTTTTTTTTGTTTATTCGTTTATTCGTCCCATTCAATAATGTGCATCGTACACATATTTATTTTGGTTTTCCCCCAAACCTGATTTCTCGTCTTCTCTATCTCTCGGTCAATTTCATCCATTGCGCATTTTTTTATATACCACTTCGCATTTTGTCCGGCTTTAATTATAATATTCGGTTTTTCAGGCATTCGGTAGGCTATTGCCAGAACCTTATCAAATGTGTATGTTTTATCTATACCTGCTTTTCCAACACAACCTTCTCCGTCTGCTGGACGAAGGTCATTTCCCATTTTTAAAACCGCGTGGTCTCGTCGTTCATATTTTCTTACGTGTTCCATTTATTTGCTTGTTATATTGGGTTGTTTGCTTCCCATTTAAACCTAATAAAAGTAATTCAATTTTTTATTATACTAAATAATAATATGATTTTAATTAAAAAATCGATTTCGTTTTCGTTTTTTTAATTTTAAATTAAAAAATGGTTTCATTTCTGAAAACCATCCTTGTGTTTTTTTCGTTTATTCGTTTATTCGTTTAATCATCATAATCCGCCCATCGTAATACGGGCGGCGCTTGGTAGGAAGAGGAAGAGGAAGAGGGGGGTGGTGTAGATGTTTCTTCAGCTAACTTGGGCATCTTTTTGGGCGCAGGCGGTGCTTCAGGCGGCTGGGAGGAAACTGGCGAAGGCGGCGGCGAATCTTCGCGTTCGCGTTTGGCGGCGGTGTTGCGGGCGGGCAAGAGGAAACTGGTGAGGGCCCAGAGTGTGAGCTCGTCAAGGTCGGTCTCGGTTGGTCGTGTAGTAGTAGTCGTAGTCGTAGTAACATTCGGCCACACTGGATTGGGTGTCGGCATAACTACGGTTGCACGTTCTTGTTCTTTTCCACCAAGTGCTGGAAAATTTTCAAGCAGATTTTTTCGGTGCTTTTTCAAGTCCACTTCTTTGGTTTCTTCCCGTTCGCGATTGGCTGCTTCTACGCGCTCTTTGGCAATTTCCAAATAGTTGTCTGACAACTTGCCAAACGTGGTGGTTTCTTTGTTATTTTCATCCACCGAAAGCAAATGAAAGTAATTTGGTTTCGTCGTAGGAGGAGGAGGAGGCGAAGAACACAATTCGCGAGCACGACGACGAAATTGCTGTTCTTGCTGCTTATGAATAGTAGCAGCCGCCGGTTCTTCCTTTTTCGGCGTGTTTGTGGTTTTCGGCGTGTTTGTGGTTTTCGGCGTGTTTGTGGTTTTCTGGTGATTTGGATTATACTTACCTTTAAGCTTGGGACAATATTTAACAGTGTGCCCGGCCTTCTTGCAAAATGTGCAATTCTGATTTAACAGCGTCGGGCACACCACTTGTCCCTTGGCGTCACGCACCGAATGTGAGGTGCAAACACTCTTTGGTTTTCCAGTATCTTGGCATACTTTGCAAAACATTTTCTTAGTTTCTTGGTTTCTTGGTTTCTTGGTTTGTGAGGGGTTACCTAGTAATGCTTCAGTAAAAAGTATTTCAATTTTTTGAATTATAATAAAAAATAATATGATTTTAATTTAAAAATTCGATTTTTATTTTTACTTTTACTTTTACTTCTATTTTTAAAAAGTCGTCTTCTTAGTATAATAATAATTTAAATGCATTCGTATATAATCCGCCACACTTGCGATCGTTGCATCGGTAAATGTTTTTTTATAGGGGACACTTCCAATTGGAACGATGATTTCATACTGATTTGTGCGTGGTAAATATTCAATACTAATTTCATCATATGGATTCGTTATTTGGTTTACCTTATAACACACTCTATTACCATCCTTTGGTTTTTTTGAATTTGAATAAATCCATTTGTATTTCATGAAATCTGGGTGTATACTATTAGTAAGTGTGTCCATTACTAATAGTATAAGTGTGATATCTTTAACTCATTTATCGTCCTATTTTTATTTTATTTTATTATTAAAATTATTATCATTAATATTAATATTGATAATAATATTAAACAAGTAATACCCATATGGGGACTCGAACCCCAAATCTTAAGATTAGAAGTCTTACGCGCTATCCAATTACGCTATACGGGCGGGTTTTTTATTATTTTTTGCATAATAATAATAATAATAATAATAATAATATTCTCCTCAACTGGATTTGAACCAATGACCTAAAGATGCCTTTTTTTAAATAACTACAGTCTTCCGCTCTACCGCTGAGCTATAAGGAGTTTTTTATGTGTGTTAGTTGGGAACTGTGGGGTTCGAACCCACGCGGAAATGTTCCATTGGGTCTTAAATCCAACGCCTTAACCACTCGGCCAAATTCCCATTTCTTTTTTTTTAAAAACCTTTATTTTTTACACTGTAACCCATATATATATAAAAAAATTTATACTTCCCTTTTTTATTGTCTGCTGCTGTGCTGTGTCCGTTTTGCCTTTGCTGCTGCTGTGCTGTGTCCGTTTTGCCTTTGCTGCTGCTGTGCTGCTGCTGTGCTGTGCTTTGCTGCTGCTGTGCTGTGCTTTGCTGCTGCTGTGCTGTGCTGTGCTTTGCTGCTGCTGTGCTGTGCTGTGCTTTGCTGCTGTGCTGTGCTTCGTCCGTTTTGCCTTTGCTGCTGCTGTGCTATGCTGTGCTATGCTGTGCTGTGCTGTGCTTCGTCCGTTTTGCCTTTGCGCCTATGCCATAAAAAAAAGAGTGAAAGGGTTCAAGAGGAAAAGGAAAAAAAGAGATGAGAGATGGAAAAATTGTTAGTATTATTGTTATTGTTAATAAATAACAATCTGCCCTTTTTATTACATAAAAAATCATTTTCAATTCATTTTTTATTAAAAATAAATCATTGATTGTTATATAATAAAACATGTATATGCTAGTATAATAATAGTACAATGGATACTATCTAATTAATTCGCTCTATACGCATGAGTTTTTATTTGCATGAGACTCTTTTATAACTCATACTAGTATAGTATTGAATACCTTTAAATTATTTTAAGCTATATATTATATTAATTTATATAATATTTTATATTAATATTAATATTAATATTTAAATTTATATTTGTAAATGTAACAAGAGATAAAACCTATAAATGTCAGATTATACAGAATTTCAAACTAAAATTGAAAATGGAACAAATAATTGTGATATTAATAATAAATATTACATTAGTGACTATGAAATGGCTGATTTAATTAATAGTATGGTTTCCTATGAAAGTGAAGATGATATGGAACCCAAACCTATATTTAAGCATGATGTGATTGCGGCGAATAATAACCGTATTATTATTCAACCAAAGTATCCTTATCCCAAAGAAGATTGCAGTATTTGTTTAAATACACTCTTCCATAAACAAGTTGCCTATTTGCCTTGTAAACATTATTTTCATTCCTCTTGTTTAACCCATGCATTTAAGAATAAATTATATACTTGTCCATTATGTCGCACGGATTTAAATACTGTATTGAATAAAATTGGATTTGAATTTCCGCCAGCAGAACCTGCACCGTTATCTGATTTGGATTTAGACCTTATTTATCGTTTATTGGAATCGTCCGCATATTATCCGTATGTCATGCCAACGAATGCGATTTATCCATTCTTATATTTATCTAGTTTTGACCTTAATTTAGATGATATTGAGCGAATGAGCATCATTGAGGATTCTTATAGTATTTCAGACGATGGTGATGGCGTGTAGTGACTAATAATAAATGGTATTACTTTGTAAAAAGACAACCCACTTACGATTCCAATTGCACTGCCTACCATTAGCTGATTTATGGAATGGCGGCGTGTTGCATAGCGTTGCCAAAGGGTAAGTCCTGCTTGAAGTGCGGAAATGGCGGTTAGAACTGGTTTTCTAAAATAAAGTGTGATAAACATTAATTCAGAAATAACTGCCTGTGCGTGTCCCGACGGCATTCCGAAATTTTTATGAATACTAAAATAATTATCTATCGTTGGTGTAATCGTTTTAAATTTTTCGGTTTCATCACTATCGGGACGTGGATATTGCAGTGTATTTTTTATGACAATGTTAATAAAATGACTGGTGATTTGCCATACAAAAACATAAATGTATAAATAAATATTGGTTGATTGGGTTGTTGTTAAAAGCATAATTATTATTAATAGTAATAAGGTATTTGGCCCTTGATATCCAATCTGAGAGAGATAATCATTCATTATATACATTTATAATTTTTATATTTTAAATAGTGTTATATATATATATACTGAAATGCCTACCGGAAAATATATAGTAACAGAACGAAAACAGAGTTTGCGTCGTCGTATGAAAGGAACGCGTAAGTTGAGTAATAGTAAGCGTAAGATCAATGATAACAAAGGTGGTGGATTAGCAGCAATTATTGCGCCGACTTTTTTAACTATGGTAAATACCGTAAAATTATATCACTGGAAAACTACCAGTTATTCAACGCATAAAGCAACGGATGACTTGTATGCAAAAATGGGCGAATTAACTGATAAATTTATGGAGGTCATGCTAGGTAAAGAAGAGATGGGCGGACGCGGTAAATTATTAAATAACCGTGCTGGCGGGTATACCTTAAATCTCTCTTTATTCAGTTCTAACAATGAGTTTAAAAAACAAATAGAACATTATAAATCTTTTTTAATTAATTTGTCAAAAGATGCTAAATTTAATTTGGCAATGAATGTAGATTTAATGGCTATTCGCGATGAATTATTGGCCGAGCTGAATCAATTCTTGTATTTACTTTCGTTGAATTAAATTAAATTAAATTAAATTATAAATAATAGTTGATTTAAAATCATTATTTATATATATATTTTTTTTGCTATGGGATGGCAATGGTGGTGGTGAGGTCCGAAGAGTATTGTATTTATTTACTTGCACATATTAAACAACAGGCGATTGTAAATATAGTTAATACCCAGCATGGAAATAACAATGACCGAGTTGATTATAATGTATCGGTTACGTTTTATGTCGCGAAACAAGAACACTAAACTAACAATAGAAACAACCATGATCAAGAAATAAAATACGGAAATGGCATAAAAAAGGTCACAATACTTTTTGTCCATCGGCGAAAAGAGATTGTTGAAATCTTGGATGAGAGACATTTTATAATATATATAAATAATAATTTTTTTTATTTGTGTGTTTTTACATTTGTTTGTTTTTACATTTGTGTGTTTTTACATTTGTGTGTTTTTACATTTGTTTGTTTCTCTCTCTATCTTCTTTTTCATTTTTGGGTTTATGCATTAATTTTACGTAAAGGATATACAATAACCCAATTATAAAGAAGGAATTTGGAATGTAAATACCATATGCATTGTTTGCTACACCATAGGTAAATGAAAGAACCTGAGCAGTAATGTTTAAGGCAATCCAAGTCCACGGCAAAGAATCGGTATTATGTGTATCGTAAATTTTTTGAATAAGTGTGCTAAATGATACTAACCCTAATAGACCAGCGATTCCAACTAAAGCTTCAAATCTCATTTTATGTTATAATCTATAAAGAGAGATTTATTTCATTATAGATAATGTGTGTTTGTGTGTTTGTGTGTTTGTGTGTTTGTGTGTGTCTTTGTAAAAAATTGAAATGCTTTTGGTGTGGGTAGGTTATAGTAAGACAACACACTTATTCTAAAGAGAAGAAAATGACTACAGAACAACTGGATATGCTTACGCAGGAAGTGATGCCGGTCTTAACCGGTTATTTTGAACTGGTTAATGCAGTTCAACTAGGTGAAGGAAAACAACAAATACGGTTTCTGCACGGTCTAGTTGAATATATGTTGACCAATGAAGTAAAAGCCGGCATATTCTTGCGATCCAAATTCAAGAGTTTTACTGCGTTGATTATAACGAAACTACATCACTACCGAACGTATGATTTGGTGCAAGAAAATGAAGATTTGATGAAAGCCATAGATGAATTAGAGCTCTATCTTCATGCATTGGCGGTGGAGCGAGGTGGGCGAGGGGTGCGTCGTTTACGCCAAACGGGTCCCCATACAGGCATTATGATAAAACGGTTAAACCGGGTTAAAGTGGAAAGCATTAAGTATTTGCATACGTATTATTTGAATTATTGTAAATGCACTAATGCTTTTCGGCAACAACAAGCGCAAGAGCAAGAACAAGAACGAGCGCAAGAACGAGCGCAAGAGCAATGGCAAAAGGATTATTCTGGTCTAGCTTTGCCATCGGCATTTCACGCTATTCTTCGCTCGTCGGAACGTTTAAAGAGAAAGAGGGAGGATGAGAGAATGAGAGCATGAGAGCATGAGAGCATATGAGAGCATGAGAGCATGAGAGCATGAGAGAAAAGGATAAATAAAAATGGGAGGGTTTTGATTTTGATTTTGATTTTGATTTTGAATAAATGCTAATAAAAAAAGGGATTTTTTTAATTTTGTATTATAATAAAATTGATTTAAACTACCCTTACTACAACTAGGGTATAATAATACATACAATACCATAATACCATGGCCGAACAACAAAAATACGCTTTTATTTTGGGCGATTGTCTAGAAAAACTCAAGGAACAGCATGATAAAAGTATTGATTGTGTGATTACGTCTCCGCCTTATAATATTGGATTAAAATATAATAAATATAACGATAAACAACCGCGTGATCAGTATTTGGCGTGGATTTATGATATTTTTGTAGAAATTAAAAGAATTTTGAAAGACGACGGACATTTATTTTTGAATATTGGTTATACAAACGCCGATCCATGGATTGCAATGGAAGTTGCTTTAAAACTCAAGGATTTGTTTGTATTGCAAAATAAAATTACATGGATTAAAAGCATTAGTATTGGCGATGGGGATGATGATACGCACGGGCATTTTAAACCAATTAATTCCAATAGATATATTACGCCTACGAATGAAGAACTATTCCATTTTACCAAAAGCGGAAATGAATTCATAGATCGCAAATCAATTGGCGTGCCTTACAAATATAAATGTAATTTGAAAGAACGCAGTAAAAAAATAAATAAAACAGGTGAACTTAAAGAAGATAAGCGATGTAAAGGAAATACTTGGTTTATTCCCTATAAAACAATTTGCAATAAAAAGGAAAAAGGCCATCATCCGGCAACCTATCCACTTGAACTTGTTGAGCATTGCATAAAACTTTCAAATAAAAAAGAAGGTCTGGTGTTGGACCCCTTTGTTGGCAGCGGCACGACATTAAAGGCAATAAAACATATGAATGAAAACGAAGAAGGTTATAATTTGAATGGAATTGGTATTGACATTGATGAGAACTATTTACAATTTGCAAAGGAGCTATTTGCAAAGGAGCAACTGGCATAATCTTATGGGGAAGGGGGGGGGGGGAGGGTATGGACGATTAACTGTTCCAAATGGTTGGAGTTATATCCGTAAAATAGGGCGCAATTAGATTTTTTTTTACTTGATTGATTTTTCCTTTTCCATTTCCGTGGGTTTCATATACGGTTTTTACAATATTAATAGGACACCAATATACGGTAATCTTGATGATATGTTCGTCAATAAATTCCGCTTCATAAAAGTAGTAGGCCTGATTTAAAGCAAGCGCCGAGTCAAAATTTTCTCTATTAAAATTACGGTCGGCGCCTGTATCGCGCGACGGCGTAAGGTCAACATAATTCTTTTTTTCAATACGTTTTCCTTCGGCTTTAAAATCGGCTTGCTGTATGTCGGTGAACTTGGAATCGGCGCCTACATCTTTGCAGTGCTTCCATTTTTTTGTGTAAGATGTTGGGAAAATATGCAACAGACGATAATCTATTTTGCCATACTCTTCGTTTGAAAGCCCGCCCTGAATATAAATTCGGGGTAGATTTATAATAAGAATATCGGGCTTGTTAAGGTGTGCGGCTGCGCTTGCTACTGCTTCGCTTGCGCTTGCTACTGCTTCGCTTGCGCTTGTGTCCTCATTTACCTCTGCATAATTCAAATACTTCCAACAATCACATTGCGCACACCCGTCCCATTGCCGATTACAATTCCCACAGGTAACAAGGTCGGTGGCGTCCCATATGGTTGGTTGTTGGTCCGCATTATTATTATCTTCATTTTCGTAGTGGTTTGCTTCTTCTGGATTAAACATTTTTGTTTTGTGGGTTGTTGTTTCGGTGTGTTCTAGTTAAAAAGTAAATCAATTTTTTTTATTTTTTTTTTTTTTATTTTTTATTTTTTTATA